GCTGCACCAGGGCGCCCTGCTTGGCTGCGAAACACTTGCGATCGAGACAGCGGTCGTCTTTGCCGGTGTCGTCGAATAACGCCAGATTGGCGCCGGTGCGCTTCTGGCAGGCCGTGCACGATCCGGCCGCCGGCAGCAGCTCGGCATCGTCGCGGTCCCAAGGCGCCGCGGCCAGCTTGAGGTAGACGTTGCGCTCGATGAAGGATCGCAGGGTCTCGATGCTGCAGGCTTCGCGATCGCCGCCGTAGCCGCGGAAAAGGCACTCGCGCGCCGTCATAATCTGGTCGGGCTCCTGCAGCCGACAGAGCTGCAGGGCGTGGCCGATTTGGATCTTGCCGGCGAGGAACTTGCCTTTGAGCGGCTCGATCAGCTCGGTGAGCTGAATGCGCTTGTAGATATAGCTGCGGTCCTTGCCGACTTTCTCGGCCAGCGTGTCGGCATTGTAGCCGGGCAGTTTGAGCAGCCGGCTGTAGCCTTCCGCCTCTTCCAGCGGATGCGGGTCTTCGCGCTGCAGGTTTTCGATCAGCTGGACCTCGAGAACCTGCGCATCGCTCAGCTGCATGACGCGCACGGGCAGCCCGGCCAAGCCGGCCGCCTTGGCAGCGCGATAGCGCCGGGCGCCGGCGACGATCTCGTACTTCTCCTTGGCGGGCCGCACCAGGAGCGGCTCGAGGATTCCGTGCAGTTTGGCGCTTTCCGTCAGTTCCGCCATTGCCTTCGGCTCGAAGGTGCGGCGCGGGTTGGTCTTGGATTCGATGATCTTGCCGATCGGGATATAGGTCGGATGCGTGGCTTCGGTCGTCATAGGATGCAGTCAACTCCTGAGCGAAGAATCGCTCGAGCTGCGCTCACGCGCCGATGACTGCCCGCCGCGAATCGGAGGAACCCTGGCGGATCCACGCAGCGAGCGCAGCTCGAGGGATTCTATTGAATGTGAGCGGCCGCCAGCAGGTTATCGAGCGCGACGATCAGCTGATCGGCCTGCGCGCGATCCAGGTCGTACAGGCTCGCCAGCTCCTGGCCGGCGATCTGGTTAGCGAGCTGGAAGACTTCGCCCTGGCCGAGCTGCAGCTTGAGAGCCTGCTGCTGAATGACGTTTACCTGGTGGCGTTCCATTTTTTGCCTTTCCCGGGGGCGCCTCGCGCAGGATCCGCTCGACGTATTGGTTGAGCTGCTCGCCGCACGCGGCCGCCGCCGCTTTTGCCCGGTTCTTGATGGCCTCATCGATTCGGACGTTGAGGAACACCTGGCCGGGTTGGGTTTTGTATGCTTTCATGCTGTCCGAGGAAGTTTAACCCCTGAAACCCCTTTAAGTCAATTCCCCGAGACCCTAGGTACTTCTGGGCTATTGAATGGCGCACGGCCGCGCAGTACTCTGGGCCTGGAGGAACCACCAAAGATGCTCACCTACGAAGTCAGCTTTACCAAAAACGTAATCGCCGGGCCTCTGGCCGGCATGCAGATGCGCTCGAGCTACCAGACCAAGACGGCCCTCAAGGCCTTCGGTGTCGCGCTCTGGCTCAACCAGGCCGGCGTCCTGACCGATGACCTGGTCAAGGCGCCCTGGACCGCGGTCAACATCGACACGCACCAGCTCGAAGAAGAGCTGCCCGAGCTGGCGCCGGTCGACATTCGCCAGCTGGACGCCGAAGAGCTGGCCGAGCTGATGGAGGTCATCTAGTCATGTACGACGATCTCATTCTCGCCTTCTGCAAGCCCTGTAAGACTGTCTTTATATTTACCCGCGCCGAAGTCCCGGGCGCCAAGTGCGAACGCGGGCCGGCCGGCTGGGTCTGGAATGTCCAGTGCCCCACCTGCAGCCGCTGGCTCAATCGCTCGTCGACCGGCAACAAGGCGCCGCGGCGCCCGCTGATTACTCCCGAGGTCGCACAATGAAACAAGCCGAACGCGCACTACTCGAAGAGCTTCGCGAGGGCCTGCAGCAGCTGGCCGCCCTCGACAAGGATCCGGCCGCGCCTGATACGGCGATGGCCTACGCCTTCACGCTGGGCCGGGCGAACGGCATCGCCAAGGGCCTGCTGATCTCGGTCGAGTGCCGTCTGGGGGTGTCCCGATGAGACGCCCGATGCCGAAGCATGTCGCCCGCCGGCTGCGCTACGCGCGCGAAGCCGATCTGAACGCCGGCTACTACCAGGCCGGCGGCGAGCTGCCGAAGCCCGGCGGCGCCTGCCAGCTCTGCGGCAAGCTCGAGGCCGATCACTTCGCCGGCATGTGTAACGACTGGCGCAAGTACACACCGGCGCCGGTTATCACGCCCACGCGGGGGCAGCGATGAACGCCCTGGCCGAGCTGGCGCGCCATGCGATGACGCTCGCCGTGCCGGCCGAGCTGCTGCTGCCGGCCAAGCTGATCGCCATCGCCGGCGATCTCGAGATGGAGTCGGCCGCGGTCCATGCGCTGATCGAGACCGTCGACGTCGACGCGATCGTCGCCGCTTCGGCTCGCGTGAACGGCGACGAGTCCCGGGTGAATCCAATCGCCCGGGTCGAGTTTCCAGAGGCCATCGTCTTCGGCACGGTCACCGATGCCGGCTCGATCTCCAAGGGCAAGAGCTGGGGCGGCCGGATCGTGAGCGTCACGCCACTGCTGCCGACCGATGCGATCCATCCGGATCGGATTACCTACAGCCTGAAGGCGACCAGCAAGCAGCGCCAGCGCTGGGAGTGGCGCGACACTATCAAGGCGCTGCTCGGCCGCGACCGGCGCCTGGTGACTCGGGCGATGCAGCTGGGCAAGGCCGGCTTCCTCGAGCAGCTCACGCCGGCCGACGCCGACTTGATCGCCGGCAAGGTCGACCTGGATCCGGCCGCCTTCTGGGTCGCCGTGCGGCATGGCGATCGCCTGGGCCCGAACGCGATCGAGCAGCACCTGCAGCGCCTGGAAGAGCGGCGCGTCGGCTATAGCTTCGATTTCGGCAGCGAGCTGGTGCAGATCCAGCCGGCCGCCTGATATCCTGGGCGCTCGCCATGAGTACTCAAGATACCCTGGCCCTCGGCGCGGCGGCGCCGGGGGCTTTGCGTTTTGACGACGCCGATCACCGCTACTTCATCGATGAGGTCGAATGGCCGGGGGTCACGCGCGCCCTGGAAGATGCCCGCCTGATCGACTTCAGCAAGGTGCCGCGCGACGTCCTCGAGCGCGCCAAGCAGCGCGGCACGGCCGTCCATAGCGCCGTGCACTATTGGCTCGAGGGCGATCTGGACGAGGGATCCCTGACCGATGAGACGCACGGCTATCTGATGGCCGCCGGCGCCTTCCTGAATCAGATGCGCGTCACGCCGCTGCGGATCGAGCGCTTCATCCAGGCGCCGGCCTATCGCTTCTGCGGCCGCCTGGATCTGGAAGGGCTCATCGAGCGCAAGGATGGGAAGAGCGACAAACTGGTCGTCGACTGGAAGAGCGGACTGATCCAGCCGGCGCATCGCGTGCAGCTGGCCGGCTATGTGTCGGGCCTGCCGGATCCGCGCAGCTATCGGCGCATGACCGTCGAGCTGCACGCCGATGGCAGCTATAAGATCTTCGAGTACTCGCCTGAAGACTACCTGCGCGACCTGAACGTGCTGCACGCCGCGGTCGCGCTCTGGCACTGGAAGCGCGACCAGGGCCTGAATAACCGGCCCGAGCCGCTCTACTCCTACGCTATCTGATCCTTCGGCCGATTCTTCGATCCAGGCGGCCGGCCGCGGCGCCCGGTCCCTCGATGCGCAGCCATCCATAGCGGCGGCCGCCCGCGGCGCCGGCCACCATGCGCAGCCAGGCGCTCGAGCACCAGGATCGCCTCTTCGATCCGATTCTTCTCTTCCTTCAGCTCTTCGAGCATTTTGATGTAATTCGCCATAGCGCCCAGAATCAGGCTTTAACCCCTGCCGGCGCAAGGCCCACGGGCGCCTGAAAGTACTAGGACGCTGGGCGGATTGCGGGCGGCGACTTAAAGGGGTTAAACTGTGACCCTGGAGGAACCATGGAAACACAGATGCAAACCGCCCGCGCCGTCGCTCAGACCGCCGGGCTCCTGAATCGGGTAGAGCTGCCCTGGCCGGAACGTGCCGCGGCCCTCAAGATCGTGGACGCCCAGACGCTGCAGCTGGCCGTCGATGAGCGCGGCGGCGCCAAGGCGCTGCTGGACCTGGCGCAGGCCAACAATAAGCCGATCTGCGACGCCACCTATACGGCCTGGCAGCAGGCGCTCGAGGATCGGCGGAAGGAGACCGCGCCGCTCGAGACCGCGATCAAGACCTTCGACCAGGCGATCATCGACTGGGATCGGAAGGAAAAGCGGCGCCTGGCCGATGAGCAGCGCGCGATCGAGGCGGCCGCCTACACTCAGGAAGCCGTCGAGCAGGAAAAAGTCGTCGAGCATGTCGAGGCCACGGGCGGCACGCCGCTCGAGGTGAAGACGGTCGCCGAGCGGCCGGTCGCGATTCCGGTCGCGCCGACGCAGGTCATGCGCACGGCCGCGGCGCCGCCGAAGCCGGTCGGGATCTCGAAGGTGCGCGAGAACTGGAAGGGCGAGGTCACCGATCAGCGCGCGCTGGTGCTGTTCGCGATCGTGGGCGCCAAGCCGCCGGCCGAGGTCCAGGCCTGGATCGATGCGCACTGGCGGCCCGAGCTGCTCTCCATGCTGAAGCCTGACCTGGTCGCCTGCAATTCGCTGGCAGCGTCCACCAAGGGCGCGATGCAGGTGCCCGGCGTGCGCTTCTGGGATGAAGGATCGGTCGCCTCGGCGCCGACGAAGCGGGGGGCCTAGTACATGCTGCCCAACGAACCATTGCAAACGCCGGCCGATCCGGCCACTCTGGACGTAAGGAGTATACCGATGCCCGAGACCCAGGTCGTCGCGCACCATGCGCGGCAGATGCCCGTCGTCGAGTTTGGCAGCTTCCGGCCGCCCGAGACCGCGCTCGCCGAGGCCGAGCTGGTCGCCAAGGCCTTCGCGCGTCGCGCTGAGGGCTTGAACCTGTTCACCCAGATCGGCGAGTCTCGTCATCTGAAGATCGAGGGCTGGCAGATGCTCGCGATGATGTATCGCGTCACGGCCGGGATCGTGTCGACCGAGTACGTCGAGTTTGGCTCGCATGAGGGCTTCGAGGCTACGGCCGAAGCGCTGCTGATCCGCGGCGGCGATCTGTCGCCGATCCGGATCTCGACGGCGCAGGCGATGTGCTTGAACGACGAAGAGCGTTGGGACGTGCGGCCCGAGTACGACTGGATTCCGGATCCCACGCAGAACGGCAAGAAGGTCAAGACGAAGACCGGCGAAGTGCCGGTGCCGCTCCAGCAGCTGCGATCGATGGCGCAGACGCGCGCGATCTCGAAGGTCTTGTCGAACCTGCTGAAGTTTGTCGCCGTGATGGCCGGCTACGCCGGCACGCCGGCCGAAGAGATGCAGGGCGCCAGCGCCCAGCGCGGCGCCCAGGTGCAGCAGCCGCAGCGCGCAAACGGCGGCAACGGCATGCCCAGCGAGAAGCAGATCGGCCGTCTGTGGGCGATCGCGCACGCCCGCGGCAAGTCCGACGAAGCCGTCGGCGTCATCCTGGCTCATTTCGGCTACAGCTCACCTGACGGCCCGCGCGCGGCCGCCGATCTCATCAAGAAGGCCGATTACGATCGCGTCGTCGCCGAGGTCGACAAGCCGTGAAACTGACACCCGTCAACAGCTCGAACATGCACAGCGCCGGCCATGACCATACCGGGCAGTATGTGCGCTTCCATGTCCGCGGCTGCCCGCGGACTCGCAAGCCGGCCGACGGCGCCGCGGCCGAGCGCTGCGCCTGCGAGGGCTCGCCGATCTATCACTACGCCGGCGTGCCGGCCGAGCTGCATCAGCTGATGATGGTCGCGCCCTCGCCCGCCAGCTTCCACCATGCGCAGGTGAAGACCGCGAAGGATCCGCGCACGGGCGCCCTGCTCTACCCGGGCGTGCTGCGCGTCGAGGATCCGATCACTACCGGCGACTAGAACAGGCCGCCCTGCCGCTCGCCGCCAAAGAGCGGCGAGTCCTCGATCGATTGCCGGCCGGCGTCCACCTGGCGGCGCGACTTCTGCTTCAACTCGAGCGTCGCGCGATCGGCGTCGATCCGGCTCTGATACTCGCGATCGGCTTGGCCCTGCAGCTTCAGCGCCTCGGCCCGGGCCCGGTCGAAGTCCGGATCCGGCCGGCGTGCGGCCGCCGCGGCTTCGGCCGTCCTGCGCTGCTTTTCCGCGGCCTGGTCTGCGCGGCCCTTCTTCTCGAGATCGAGCAGCCGGTATTTCTCCGGATTGGCAGCGCGATCGCGAGCTGCAGCTGCCTCGGACGCCGTCGGCGTCGGCTCGGTCTCGAGCGCCGCGAAGAGGTCGTCGATCGCCAGTGACGCCTTTTTGATCTTGAGGGCGCCCTCGGTATCGTTGGCCAGCTTCGAGAGCTGCTCGCCGATCTTCTTCGCGATGCCGGTCGCCTCGGCCTTCACTTCCGGTTTTTCCGCCGGCTTTGCGGCCCGCGGCGGCGGCCCGAGCGGCTTGCCGCCAGGCCGGAAGGCATCCTCGAAGGCCTGCTGCGGGCCCTTGGGCTCGGGGGTGATCGGGTCCACTTCCCACGCTGCGACGCGCGCGTGCCGGCCGCCGACCATGACCTCGAGACTGGGCACAGACTTGCCGCTGTACGGGCTCGTTTCGTTGAACGTCAGAGCGACGCGCCCGGTCTGTCCTTTTTGCGAATCAAGCACGCCCTGCGCGTTGGGCTTGAGGCGCACAATATCGCCGACTTGGTAGGCCTCGGGCGTCGGTGTGAGCTGGTCACCGAATAGCCCGCTCTTAGCGTCGGCATGCTCGGCCGCGGCGCCGGCGGCGGTCTGGTATTCCTTGACGGCTTCGGCGATCCGGCGGCCGCTTACGCGCGTTAAGGTCTTGGCCAGGCCGATCGCATCCTGGGTATAGCGCGACTCGCCCAGCAGGCCGGTCTGCTTCAAGAACTCGTCCATGTTGCTGCGGCCGTAGCTGTGCATTTCATCCAGCAGGTCGAGCGCTTCCTGCAGGCGCGGCATCAGATTCCAGGGCCCGGCGTCCTCGAGCTTGGCGATCGGCGCCGCGATCCGCTCGAGCTTGCCGGTGACCTTCGCCGGCACGGTATCGAGCTGCGCCGGATCCCTGAAGAAACGGCCGAGCATCAGCTTGATGACGCGCGACTTGCCGGCCGCGGTCAGCTTGTCGCCCGAGACCAGGCCGGCCTTTTCCTGGCTGGTGATGACGCCGTCGTCGATCAGCCGGTTGAGGATCTCGGGCCCGTCGCCTTCGCCCAGGATCGAGGTCAGGGTCGCTTCGTCGCCGCCGGCGACCAGGCGCCGGTTGATGTCGTCGAGCGTGTTGTGCGAGACGCGCCGGCTGTCGGCGATCGCGCGCTCGGCCGGCGTCAGGCTGGCCGTGCCGGTCTTGTTGAGGTCCGTGATCGCGTGCTGCGGGTTGCCCAGGTGCTCGTCGGCGATTTCGCGCACCAGGATCGGCTGCTTCATGCCGGCGACCTCGGCCGGGTCGATGCCGAACTGCGGCGCCTTGCGCATGAGCATGTCGCGATAGGCCGCGGCGCCCGGCTGGTTGTAGGCATAGACGCGCTGCAATTGCATCGTGCGGCCGTTGCCGCCGATCGCGTTGCCGCGGGCGTCGACGACCGGCGGGCCGTTGGCCGGATCGGGGTTATCGGTCAGGTGCAGGTCGGGCTCGAACTTGCCGCCGGATCCTTCGAGGATCTTGCCCTGGTTTTCCGGCTTGGTGTAGTTGCGATCGTTCACCAGCGAGTACTTCTCGTTCGGCTGGAAGGTGATGCCGCTGTGCGACGGCTGGACGTCGGCTAGTTCTCGGACTCGGTAAGTGACGGGGAAGCTGCGGCCTTCGCCGGGGATTCTGACGACATCCGGGGCAGTCTTTCCCGCGCCTGGCCGATCGCCTGATGCAGGCGCTGCCTGAAGCGGTACGCCTTGACTTCCTTCTCCCGGGTTGGCAGTTTCGCCCGGTCGAGCAGCTCGGTCACCTTGGGCGGGCTCGGCATTCGCTGGCAGTGTAGCATCCGGCGCAGCGGCCGCGCCAGCGGCATCGGTACTAGTCCCGGCTAGATCCAGCTGGGCCCGGCCGGCGCCGATCTCGGCCATGTGATCGAAGACGGCCTGCAGAGCTTCGGGACTGGTCGGAGGGTTGACGCCGGCCAGCTCGGCGATGATGTTCCAGCGGTGATCTCCGAACGGGATCCGCTGGGCCTCTTCGAGCGTGATGGAGGGGCCCGCGGGCGGATTGGCCAGCAGTCGGGCGATCGCGCGGCCCTTGACCTTGCGCGCGTTCTCCTGGTAGTGCGCTTTGCGGGCCTCGGGCGTGTCGAGTTTCTCAGCCGGCCGGTTATACGCCGGCTCATCAAGCAGATCAGGCTGGGCGGCAGGCTCGGGCGCTGCAGCAGGCTCTGGTACGGCGGCAGCAGTATCGCTAGTAGTGTCAGCAGGTTGCGCCTCCTGTGCAGCCGCAGAAACCGGGGTTTCTGCGGTTATTGCGGTTTCTGCGGTGTTTGTGCCGGGTTCCTGCGGGGTTTCCGCGGCCGCTGGCGCTTCGGCCGGCGGGGGGTTCAGCTTGGCGCCCACGTTGGCCGCCGCGCGCAGGGCGCCCGCCTGCTCTTCCGCGCTGAGGCTTTCAAAGGGCTTGTGCGCCATGCCCTGCGCGATCTCGTTCAGCAGCTCGGCCGGGGTGAGGGTCTGGGTTTGAGCGGCCGCCGGTGTCCGCTCAAACGTGCGAGCGGCCGGCGTCGGGGTCTGGGCGACAGCTTCATCGATGACGGGCGTCCGCGGCTGGACAGCGTTCGGATCCTGGGCGCCCGGGGTGCTCGCGCCCGGCCGAGCTGGCGGCGCCAGGTCGTCTTCGGTGAACACGCGCGGCGCCGGCGTCGGCGTCTGCGCGACGGTCTCGTCGACCTGCGGGGTCCTGGGCTGGACCGCGGCCGGATCCTGCGCGCCCGGATAGGCGACGCCGGCCGGCTGGCTGCCCGGGACGGCCGGCGCATTCTCGCCGAGGCCCTGCGCGGTCTTGATGCGGGCCCGGGCCGTCCGCGCCAGGCGCGCGGCCGTGTTGGCGGTCGCGACAATGCTCGAGCCGCCCGGCAGGATCTTGATCGCGTCGGCCGTGCCAGGCTTGAGCGTCGCCGCCTTCTCGATCTTCGGCAGCAGGTCTTCGGTCACCGAGGCCGGCACTTGACGCGCCAGGTCGCCGACGGTGTTGGCCGGGTTGCGCACGGCATCGGCGACAGTCGCGCCGGCGGTCCTGACCGTGTTGGCGGCCGTCCTGACGGCATCCACTCCCGAGCGCACGGCGCCGGGCGCCTTGCCGAGCAGCTTCGGAGCCTCGAGCGCCAGGCGCAGGCCTGCGGCATGGCCGAGGGCCTCGGCGTAGTTGCCGCCATCGATCTCGCGGACGATCTGCTCGGCCTGCGGCCCGAAGACCGGGATCGCGCCGGTCAGGCTCTTGGCCGCTTCCCCCCAGTCGCCCTTAGCCCGGGCGCGATCGAAGCGATCGAGCGCGTCGACGGTTGCGTGAAACATCTGCCGGCCCGTGTTGGTGTTCGGATCGGTGTCAAAAGAGTGCCGCACAGCATGCACCAGGCTGGCCGGATTCAGGTTTTCCCAGGCCGAGGTCATGAAGCGGCCGGCCTGGCTGGCCATGAGCGACGCGACGGTCTCGCCGCTCTTCTCGTCGGCGCCGTGGTCGATCGCGACGTCGGCGTCACTGAACGAACGGCCGGCGGCCGGCGCCGCCGCGGGCGCCAGGTCGTCTTCCGTAAATACGCCGTTAGCCATTGCTCGCCCCTTATTGCAGCGCGACGCCAGTCTTGGGATCCGCCAGCTGCATGCCGCCGCTCGGATCAAAGCCCGTGATCTTGCCCGTGCGGCCGTCGCGCAGGGTCACCAGATCGCCGACGTTACGCCTGGGCGCGCCAGCTCGGCCGCCGCCGGTCCCCCCATTCGTCCCCCCATTCGTCCCCCCATTCGTCCCCCCATTCGCGGGGGCCGGCGTCGCCTGGGTGCCGATGTTGCCGATCCGATTCTTGACGACGTCGATCGCCGCATGCAGGTTGGTGGTGCGGTTTTCCATGTCCGTCAGAAGGATCTTGGCGACGGCCTTGGTCTGCTTAAACGTCGCGTCGGCCGGGTTGTAGTTCTTGACTTCCTGGCGCGCCGAATCCGACAGCACTCCGGAAAGGCCGCCGCCCGCGGTGACTTTCGCGATCTCGTTGGTAGAGACGGCGCGGGCAGCGTTGACGGCCGACATCGCGCTCGAGCCGATGATCTTTTCATCCAGCTCACGGATCGGCCGATTCAGCCACGGGATGCCGGTGTCGGGAATCTCGGCGGCCGCGGCCAGGAACTGCTGCAGGTTGGCCTTCGCTGTTTTCTCGAAGGCATCGATCTGGTCGGTCTGCGTCTGCAGCGCCGCCAGGCTCTTCGCGTCGCCCTTGAAGGCAGCGCCGGCGACGGCCAGCTCGCGCGGGCTCAGGCCGCTGTCGCGAGCGAACTGTTGTTTAGCGTGCGCGATGCGCGCCTTGAGCACGCCCTGCCCGTTGCCGAGCTGCGGCATCTGCCCGGTGATGGCGGCCTCGACGCCCATGCGCGCGACGTCGTCGTCGGTCACTCCCGACACTTTCATCTGAGCCTCGCCGCGGGCGGCCGCTTCGGCGCCGGCGACGTAGACTTTGGTGCCCGCGGTCGCCTTGGCCGTGCGCACGGCGGTCTCGCTGCGCCCCAGCTCGTCGTAGGCGTCCTTCAGAATCTTGTCGGCGCCGTCGAGATCTCCGTGTGCGAGCCGACTGTGCGCATACTCTTTGGTGCGCTTGTTGAGCGCCGCGGTGTCGCCGGTCGGCGGCACGATCGCGTCGATGTGCGCGTCGATCGTCGCCGGGTCCGACTCCATGGCGACCAGCTTCTTCTGCGCCAGGTCGTACTCGGGTTGCTTTTCGACCGGAACATTCTGCCGGATGAGGCTCTTGGCCATGATCGGGTTAAACGTCTTCGGCCAGCTGGCTGTCGCCTGCGGGTTGGCCTTCCGGATCGCGTCATAATCTTCCTGCGTGGCGTCTTTGTTGCCGACGACGGCCGAGAGCTGCTGGATCGCCTTCTGCTGCTGTTTGGCGTCGATTGTCGTCGCGATGTTCTCAGAGCTCGCCAGCCCGGCCATCAGCGGATCAAGCTCGGCCGGCAGGAACTTGCGGGGCTTGCGCAGGTCGGCCGCAGGTGCTAGGCCTGCAGGCGCCGGCGCCGCCGATCGGGCGGCCGGCAGCTCGGCCGCGGTCGTCGCCGCGGGAGCGGCCGCCGGCTGCGTGAAGATCTCGCCGAATCGGTCCTGCAGGCTCTGCGGCGCGACGACGCCATTCTGCTCGCGGTTGCGGTTGACCAGGTCCTGGGCCGCGGTGCCAGTTGCGGTTGCGACCTGGCCGGCCTTGGCCGCTGCTTCCTGGTTTTCCTGCGCGCGCACGTCGGCCTCGCCCTGGAATTGTCGATGCAGCAGGCGCAGCCCGCGATCGGCTTTCTGGGTCGCCTGCTCTTCGATGCTCGGGACTTCCCACTGGACCGGGCCCGCGGCCGTCTTCTGGGTCGTCTTGATGCGGTTGGGATCCGGCGCGCGATAGACCGAGGTTTTCGAGCCGTCGGGCGCCGTGATATCTTCCTGCACCAGACCATGAAAGATCGGCTTGGCGCCGATGTCCTGCAGGTGGTTGGCGAACTCGAGGTCGGCGTTGCGGTTCTTCAGATCGTTCGCATCGTTCTGAATGCGCTCCGCGGTCCCGGGAATGCCCGAGACGGCCGCCTTGCCGAACGCCTGTAGAATGTGCCCGAGTCCCATGATCTTCTCCTTACCGCGGTCCAAACAGCCGCTGCACCATTGACGCGAAGCCCGCCAGGCCGCCCTCATCCTGCGGCGGATTCTTCGCCGGCTGGAAGAGCGACATCCAGGCCGGGGTTTCCGCGGCCGGCTTTGCCCAGGCCGGCGCCGTCGCGATCGGCGCCATCTGCGCGGGCGAGCTGCGCAGGCTCGAGCCGATCGACGAGTTACCGCCGAGGGCTTTGCCGATCGTGCCCTCGCTGCCGAAGGCCTTCATCAGGCCCGATGCGCCGCCAGAAAACATGCCGTTTATCCCAGCCCGAAGAGCTTCACGCCAGCATTGACGCCCGTGCCGCCGCCCTCGGCGTGGCCGGTCGACGTCGTCGTCTGGTTGCCCGTGTTGGTGCCGGTCGCCGTGGTCTTCGTGCCCATGTTCATACTGAGCAGCTGCTGCGCCAGGCCGGCCGCGGTGAAGGGCAGCTGGCTCTTCTCGGTCGCGAAGGTGGTGTCTACTTTTGACAGGTCGCCGCGGCGCGCCAGGTCCGACTGCAGCGCTGCAGTGCCATATTTTCCGGATCCGCCGCCGCCGGTGTTACCGAGAAACTGCTGCCGCAGGTTGTCGGCGACTCCGGAGTAATTCTCGTTCACCTGGTTGCGCGCCTGATTCTGCGCCGGCGCCAGGAACTGGTCGGGGTTGGTCGCCAGGGCGTGGATCAGCTGCGTGATCTGACTCTGCGCCTGCAGCTGCTCGGGGGTCAGGATCCTCGACTGCTCGCCGGTCTGCGTCTGGTTCTGGTTGTAAAGCGTGTCCTGCAGCTGGCTGGTGTCCTGATGCTGCGAGCTGTGATTGATGCCGAAGCTCATCGAAGCGCTCCTTCTGCAGGCCTAGTAGCATTACATCCACCAGGACGCCGCCGCGCCTCGTTTGCCCGTGCTGGATTCCCTCGCGGGATCCACCGAGCGCCTTAACCATGCCGCTCAGAGATAGATTATCAGCAAACGCGGTAGTACAAATCTTCTCGGCGCCCAGGCCCTCGGGCGGCGCGCCGAAGATGACCGCGCAGGCCTGCTGTAACGCCGGCACGGTGATTTTGTGTCCCCAGAACTCCTTAGCGAAGATGCAGTGCAGATTCCAGACGATCGGGCCGATGCGCTCGGCGGTGATGACGCCGCCCAGCTGGCCGGCGCGATCGACGCCCCAGCTTACTCGGCCGGGCCCATCCAGGCGCCAGGTGTCGACGAACTCATCGAGCGTTTTTACATAGTAGTCGTCGGCGATGCGGTTGCGGTGCGCCTCGATCCAGCGCCACACGCGCGGCAGCGCTTGAATCGGAAACGGGCGGATCAGCTCGAGTTGCATCAGCTCTCCGAAATATACCAGCGATTGGTTATGACCAGGATGTCGACCTCGACGACGGCCTGGAATACCTGCAGCTGGGTCGAGTCAGGCAGCTCGTCCACTTCGACGACGGCCTGCAGCACTGTGATCTCGGAATCGTCGGGCAGCTCGTCGATCTCGACGACGGCCTGGAACACGACGGCATTCGGCGCGCCGCCGTGCGGGTAGGTGTTAATCGCCTGCAGCGTGTCGAGCGTGTAGGCGCCATAGTGGCCGTTGTTCAGCTGGAACTGGTTGACCTCGGCCGTGCCGTTGGCCAGGCCGCTCGAGCTGATCGAAGTCGTCGTGTTGAAGCTGATGATCGAAACGCCATCGAGCGCGATCTCACACTGGATATTTACCTTGTTCACGCCCGAGACCATGACGTCGGACAGCGTGATGTTGACCTGAAAGAAATGCCACTGCTCGAAGGATTCCAGGGCATCGTAGGAGTAGGCCAGCAGCTGGTTGCTGTCGGTGCAGAAGACCGAGAGCGTCGAGTCTGGATTAATCCGGATGTCGAGCAGCGAGAACGACTGGCCGCCGCCGTTCGGGCCGTTGACAAACGTCACGACGGCATGCGTCGAGGTGTCGAAGCTCGGGCGATGCGCAAACCACTGGGTAAATGATGTCAGGAAGGCGCCGCCGCCCGTGCCGCGGTTGTAGATCGCCGTCGCCAGGCCGAGCGCGAGCGAGCGATCCGTGCCCGGGATGCCCGTGCCGATCGCCTCGGCTACGATGCTCGACAGGAAGCCGCCCCCGGTCCAGGATCCGAAGGGCAAACTGGTGCCGATCGAGTAGCCCTGAAAGTCGTCGTCTAGATAGGCCATGGCGCGGTTTTCCTATCCAACTAGGAAATACACTTCACGCCGATGATATAGGGCGCGTTGATCTCGGCCTGGGTGAACGCCAGGCCCGTCAATGGGTTGACCGTCAGACTGAACTCGTAGTACTCAGGGTTCGAGCTGGAGACGAAAAACTCGTCCGACTGGGCATCTGTGCCGGTCGGGCCTACCACGATCTTAAAAGACTTGCTGCCCTCGTCATCCTTCTGCGCCAGGACGCGGATGTTGATGCCCTTGATCACGCCCGAGAACGCCGGCAGCGCGTCGAGGCCCCAGAGATCGAAGGCGCCGGGCGTGGCCGTTGAGAGCCACTTCGTCAGGTCGACGGGGTGCGTGTTGACTCGGTTATAGTGCACGATGCCCGAGTTGGGCGTCCAGCTCGAGATCCCACCGTCGGAAGCCGGATAGAGCGGCACATTGCGCACGTCGCCTTCGTAGCCGGCCTCGTCTTTGATATAGAGGTCGGTATACCAGGTCGTCTGACCAAGGCCGACGGAAACGCCATCGAGCTTATGTACGTTAGTCGTCGCATCGCTCGACAGCAGGCTGCTCGCGTTGACGCCGGTCGAAGCGCTGCCCGAGATCTCGACGTGCCCGTTGATCCGGACCTCGGCCGTGCAGGTGATCGGCGTCGTGCCGCTGAAGCTGTAATCGATCTCGATAAAGTAGCGGGTCTGAGACAGCAGCGCGCGATCGGACACGCCGATGCTGGTGCCCGCGCCGGCAATGAGTGCGATCGTGCCGTCGGCGTTTTGCTTCAGCTCGAAGAGCGGGGTGTCGTTATTCTTGGCCTCGTAAATGAAGGAATTGCCGAGCGTGGCGCCGCCGTAGCGATAGCGGAAGCCGACGACCCAGCGCGAGCGGTGGGGCAGCGTCTTGCTGACCGATCCATTGGCGATCGCCAGCTCGTTGCGACCAGAGAGCCCGCCGGTGTTATCGATCAGGAAGCCGCCGGCCGAAGTGTAGCGGCTCAGAATGTTGGCGAGTAGCGCTGCGTCGCTCGAGGTGGCGACTTTCCAGGCTGCGTAGGAATCCTTGAAGAGTACGGGCATCAGTGTCCTCGGATCGAAAGGCCGATCGTGATCTGGCTGCAGCCGCCGGCATGCACGACTTCGGCCTGGACCAGCGTGCCGCCGGGGAAGCTGGCCGGCAGCGCCAGCGAGGTCGAGAACGTCGGCCCGATCGAGCCGATCGGCAGGATCAGGTTAGTCTTCAGCAGCTGGCCTTTGCCGAAGATTGTCAGGTTGACCTCAGCATCGCGCAGCGAGGGCGCGACGACCGCGCAGACTCCCACCTGCACGGGACTGAAGCCGGCGCGGTTGGCCAGTATCGGCGCGTAAGGTGAGACCTCGCCATCAAACGGCAGCCCATCGAAGGTGAAGTACACCGTCGGGAACTCGATGCCCGAGCCCGCGGTCTGCTGCGCGATGCCAGTGCCCGAGAAGCGCTTCAGCGTCCGGAGGTTGACGCCATCGAGATCGTCCTTGGGATCCGCCAGGTTGACGATCCGCGAGGTGCCCAGGTTGGCGTCGCCCAGCGCGGGATTCTGAAGCATGCGCTGAAAGGCCAGATTGATCTGTTGAATGCGATCGTTGACCGTGTTGGCGTCGAACCGATCGGGCGGAATCTCGAGGATCTGCTGCGCTTGCTTGCTGGGATCCGTCGGCATGGCGTCAATTATATTTGACTACTCGATCGGATCGACGGGAAGGTCGACCCAGGTGAAGCCCTCGGGCGTCTGATTGACCGGCATCGCGACTTCGTGCCAGGCGTCGGGCGTCGGCTCGAGCGGCACGTTGATCCAATCCCACGGGGTATCGTTGGTCTGGATCCGCCGGCCGAGGATCCGCACGCCGAAAATGCGCGCCACATACGGGCCCACCATGCGGAAGCGCTGCAGCCGGCCCTTGAAGTTGCCCGGCAGCCGGGTCGAGATCCGCGCGCGGCCGCTGGTCGTCAGCCCGGTGTCGACGGTCATGCGGGCCCGCACGCGGACGTCGTTTTCGGGCAGCTCGGCCGATGCCTCGACGATCATGGCGCCCTCGGTCTGCGCGGTGACTTCCAGCTCGCGGAAGATGGCCATGCCATCGACCAGGTCGAGCGGCTGGGTCTCCCAGATCTCGCCGCGGGTTCCGTCGAAGTAAACACCGATGACGCGCGCGCGGAAGGTCGCCCGGCCGTGCAGGCGCAGCACGCCGCCGGCCGGCGGATAGATCCGCACCTTGAAGAGCTGGCCATAGGGCAGCGCCGTCTGCTGGTCGCTGGCGCCGCTTAACGTCGGATCCTCGAAGGGCAGCATCCGCGGCGCCCTGGTCTGCGTCGGCAGCGCGATCGTGCGCTGCAGCACCAGGGCATTGCCCGGCAGGTCGCCATAGATCTCGAGCCGGCCGGATCCGGATCCGCCGACGGTGTCATAGTCGAGCAGCAGATCCTTCAGCTCGCCGACGCGCGCCGGCGCGACCGAGAACTCGGCAGACTCGAAGTACTCGCCGATGGTGCCGTCGATGTATTCGCCGATCGGCCGCATGCGCAGCCTGGCCTGGTGGACTTGGAAGAGCCCGGTCGCCGCCGAGGCCCACATGCGCCAGTTGCGGCCGTCGACCTGCGCCGGCAGCCGGAAGCGGATATTCCCGCGGCCGTTGGGCGCCGTGAAGGTCTCATCGTTGCGGTGCACCAGCAGCGAGCCGGGCAGGTCGCTCGAAATGACGTTGCGGATCTGCTGGCCGGCCGCGGTCAGGTAGAACTCGGCATAGTCGACTTCTTTCACGCGCTCAGGAAGCCCGAGGTGCGTCGGGCCCGTGTCAAACGTGGCCGCCAGGCGCTCTTCCGGATACCAGTGAATGTAGACGCCATAGATGACGATCGTCCCGAGGTAGTCCGATTCCACGCGCACGGCCGCATTCTTCGCGATGATGCCGGGGTCGTCGCCGGTCGTCGTCTTAAACATGGCCGTAAAGCGCGGCTTGGCCGCCGAGCTGCTCGAGCAGGTCCCAAGCAGGATCTTGGTGCCGTTGTTATAGACCAGGTACACCGACAGCGTCGCGTTGGGCCCGCTCGGCGCCATGGTCTGACAATCGATTTCGATGTCAGTCATCACCTTGTTGTTATCCGGCAGGCCCATGTCTTCATAGGCGCTCTGCCAGCGCGCCGTCGCGCTCAGGCCGTTGTCGAGATAGAAGCCCTCCAGCTCGAGCGAATAGAGATAGCCGCCGCCCGAGGCGCCGGTTGCGCCGGCCATCATCTGGAAGCCCGGGCCCTCGTACAGAATGCAGGTGAATGCCGGCGCCGCCAGGTTGGTGTATTTCTCGAGCGCCCAGCGCTGCGTCGGCTTGTGGTAGACGGCGACGACGTTCGGCAGCGTCTTGCCCTGCTCGGGATAGCAGAAGCGCAGCCGGTCGCCGATGACGGCGATCGACACATTGGCGACCGCGGCGGCCTCGAATGACATCGGCGGCAGCACTTCGCCGTCGGCCAGCTCGACGAAGCCGCCCTTGAAGATGGGATCGATCGCCGAGCTGATCTTCTCTTCTTGATCGCCGTCGAACTTGTAAATCCCTTCCCAGGCAGCGACCCAGTCGACAGCGCCATCGGTGGCGACAGCGTTTTCGCCCAAGGCGCCGATCGCTGCATTGGTCTGGATCGGATCGGCAAAGGCCGGATCGCCCACCAGGCGCCAGATCGAGCGGCGCTTATAGAGCAGCGCGACGGTCTTGTGCAGGGTGACCGTCAGGATCTCGTCTTCGTCGCTGCCGGCGTCTTCCCAGTTGCCTAGGAAGTCATCGGTTGCGCCCGGGAAGCTCCAGGCGATGCCGGCGTCGGTCCAGAAGTAGCGCGCCGGATGAAACAAGACGTTATAGGCGATCAGCTTGCCATAGAAGGGGCCGACGACGCCCTTGGCCTTGGGCGGGGCCTCGCGTGTCACGGGCATGACGACGTTATTGGCCTGCGCCTGGCGGTTGGTCGTGTCGTCTTCCCAGGGCCCGGTCGAGCTATTGCCGGCCAGCTTGCCCACCAGCAGCGCCGCGCTCAGGCCGCCGCCGATCCGCCAGATCCGGCGGGCCGCGATGTTGGGATCCGCCGAAACGGGGATATTGGTCAGGGTCACCGTCTGCGTGCCGGCGACGACTGCATTGGATGCCGGGCCCGGCGGGCCGTCTTCGCCGTCGGTGTTCTCGAAACTGACGAAGTAGCTGATCGCGCCCGAGCTGTTCTCGCCCACGGTGCCGACGAACTCGAGCCGATCGAGCCCGATGTTGCAGTCGCTGTTTGTCTTGACCGTGACGCCGATCTCGGTCACGTCCTGCCAGTTGACGCGCAGCATGGCCTCGGAGGGCGGATAGGTCGCCGGCGGCGTGCCGCCGATGCCGGTCTGCGGCCAGGCCGAGCCGGTGTAGACGAAGGTCGGCTGCTGCAGCTCGGTCGCGAAGCGCGCCTCGAGGTCGCTGATGGTCGTCGGGTTCGAGCCCGGGTCATTCGTCGCCGCGGTGACTCGCTGGGTCCAGTCGTCAATGTTCAGGCGCCGGCGGATCTTCAGCTGGGTCCAGCTGTTCAGCGCCTGGTTGAGAAACTTGGCCGGATCCTGGAAGGTGAACTCCGCATAGCCGGCGTTGCTGGTGCCGGCGGCGCCGGTCTTGACGTAGACCGTCAGGGCATCGACCGCGGCCGGGTTGGTGCAGAAGACCCAGATCCGGATCAGATCGGTGTCGAGCGTCTGCGCGTCGACGGATCCATCGAAACCGGACAGCGCCACGTAAGCGGTGACCGAGGTCGCGCCCGCGATCGCCATACGCAGCGAGGCGGCGCCCGATTGCTTATTATCGCTGTCGAAGTCGGCGACGACCTGGTCATTGGCGACCGCGACGCCGGCCTTGAGCGCGTAATCGGTGAAGGGATCGGCGCCGTTCGGCGGCGAATCGATCGCGACATTCATCGTGCCGTCGGCTGCATCGAACTCGGTGACCAGCGTCGTGAGCTGGCCGCCGCCGGTGGCGGTCGGGCCTGTCGCCGGCGTCGACGGACACCAGGGCACGACCTCCGTGCCGAAGTTCCGGATCTTCTTCTGCTTGGCCTGGTTCATCATCCAGGCGGCGCCGCGGAAGAATGCTAGGCCGACAGGCTTGCCATCTAAGCCGGTGACCAGCTCGGTCGCGCTCGAGCCGCCATAGCTGGCATGCCATAGGCTGGTTCCGATGCCCAGATAGCGATCGTTCGAGGACCGGCGCAGCGTGTGGAACGTGCCGGCGCCGATCGGGCCCAGCTCCTGGTTGCTGCCGAAACGGGTGCGCAGCTCGTCGACCTGGTCTACGCGAAAGTTTTCGACCAGCCGCGAGTAGCCCGGCGCCAGGTTATCGCCCGGGGGCAGCAGCTGCATGCCGCCCGTATAGAGCCGCTTGCGTTCGGTCTTACTCGCCATGGCTGCTCCAGAGGTGCTCGGCGACCTGGTCGATCATGTCCACCAGCCCGCGAAACCATTCGGCCGTTTCATCCATGCTCGCGTTGGTCTCTTTCGCCCGGGCCTCGCCCAGAGCGAAGAACGTGAAGTACTCGCGCAGGATCGGCGGCGCCGCCAGGATCGCCGCGGCCGCGCTGATCGCCGCCGGCAGCTCGGCCATGACCAGGCCGACGGCTTTGCCGTTGTAGGCGACGGTCGGCGGCGGATAGAGCGCGACCTGGGTGAGGCCCTTCGTGTCTTCGAGGAACGCCTTCGGCTTGCCGGCTGCGGCCGTCGGCCAGGTCGCATCGAGCGCGTCCATTTCCTGGACGTTGCGGGCCCGCAGATAGCGGCCATCGAGATCGGCCTGGAAGGTCAGCACATGCGCCGCCGGCAGATCGTAGTCGGCCGTGCCAGTGACGGCCAGGATGGTCTGATCGTAGACGACGAAGGCCGCATGCTTGCGCGCGAAGCGCTTGACGGCCTCATCGATCCAGGCATACAGCTCGGCCTCGGTCCAGAAGACCGCATCGGCCGGCCCGCGCGCATTGAGCGGCGGCCAGAGATCGCCGACGACCAGCGCCGTATTGATAAATCCCGGCGACGCCGGCGCCGGCTGCGGAACTATGAAGAGCAGCAGCACAGTGCTTTACGTGGTCTCGAAGCCGTGAATGGTCATGATCGCGACCAGCCCGCTGCCCGAGGTGTACTTCAGCACGTTGTCGACGGTCGAGGATCGCCACGGGTGCGCCGTGAAGTTGTACGATTGCCGGCCGATCTGTAGCCCGGCAGCCAGCGTGTTAAACACCAGGTTTGCCGCCGAGTTGGTCCCATCGAAGACCGTCAGGTCGCCGACGACGGAGATATTCAGCTCGATCGAGGTGATGACGAAGCGCGTCGAGCCGGTCGGCGTCCAGAGAGTAACGCCGGTCTGCGATGCGGTGAGCGAGACGCTCTTCGTGACGCGCGTCCGGTTGCTGATCGCATCGGTGGTAAAGAGCGGATTGGCGTCGGTGAAGGCGCTGCCGCCATTGTCGAAGAGCTTGATCGACTGCTTGGTCGCATCGGTCGGATCGACGCGCACGGGCGCGCCGCTGGTGCCGATCTCCGTGCCGGCGGCCGCGCGCAGGCTTACGTGCAGCCCGCGGTTAGCGGTGAGCCGGATCGCCGCCAGCTGCCCGGAGCTGGGCGCAGCGACAGCGTCATCATAGACGCCGGCGATCGGCTGCACTTTGGTCGTCGTCGCGGTGAACGTGGCCGAGTCGGCCGGCTGCGCGGCAACGGTGGACTGGATGACATCGACCTTCAGCGCCTTGGCGCCGCCGACGTCGGTGATCCCTACGCTATCGGTGCCGTTGGTGATCTTGGCGAACCAGGCGCCGGATGCCGCGGCCGCGGTGCCCTGGTTGGCCGTGACCGTGCCGGATACGGGCAGCGTCGTGATCGCCGAGGATCCATCGGACAAACGCACGAAAACCGGCGTGCCGACGGGCGCGTCGACGGTCAGGCTGCCGGCGCCATCGTCGACCGAGAGCGTCGTGCCGTTATCGGTGACCGGCCAGGCCTGCCCGGCAAGGGGCTTAGTGACCAGGCCCGTCGCCGGCCCGCTCAAGACGTCGACCGGCAGGCCATCAGAGCCGCCCTGGATGACCGGCTTCGAGACGCCATCGCCGCCGATGTCCAGCTTAAAGCGCTGGTACTGCACGCCACTGACGTCGTCGGTCGCGATCGAGATGCCCGAGCCGGGTGTGATCGGTACGTTATCAGCCATTTAGCCCACCTTTCGATTGAGGAACCGGCTCTGATCCGCGCGGTTTAATTCGACCGGCGCCGCGTCGTAGCCCTGCTCGCGACAGCGTGCCCGCACCTTGCCGGCCAGCTCGTCGACTGCATCGAGAAATCGTTGCCACTGCGGCAGGACCTTCTGCCATTCCTGCGCGCCTTCTTTGGTCCGGAGGATCGGGATCGCTCCGTCGATCAGCATCGGATGGTAGCGCTCGGGGATCTCGGGCACTTGCGCATTGTCGCCTGGATAGCTCGAGAGCAGCTCGACGGGCGAGCGCGCGTAGGTGATCGGGATCGTCGCGGTCGCCACTTTATAGACACTCAGCAGATCGAAGCCGGTGTGCGCGTAACGCGCCGGGAAGCCGGTTATCGTCGACCAGTTGGGATCGATCGCCGCCAGATCAGCCAGCCGGCAGGGCCGCACCTTGTTGCCGACCTGGTTGCGGATCCTGAGCGGCACGATCCAGTCGCCGAAGGTGTCAAGCATGTGATACCTGGCGACGCCGGTCAGGCCGAAATTGGCCGTCGTTTCCAGGCAGAGCGTGAACAGGACGAAGAGCCGCTGGCACTGATTGAGCGCGACCAGGTGCTCGGCGGGGGTGTAGTGCATCAGGCTGGGATCGATGTCGGGATCGTCGCCGATCCGCTCGATGCTGCGCCGCTGTAGCTCTAAGACCGTCATCGTCAGTTTTTCCCTAACACCATGCGCCAGGCCGTGAACAGGACAAAGGCCTGGTAGAACTTGCACGGGCACACGCGCCGCGGGCAGAGCCCGCCGACTTCATACACCAGCCGGCCGACGGGGCAGATCTTCATCCTGGCCAGCCTACATGCCGCGGCCCGCGGCCATAGCGCGGCCGGGCGCGGCGCTTCAGGTTGTCGGCGAGCTGGATGTACTGCGGCCCGCGCTGCTGCGCGTTAATCATCTGCATCTGGCCGAGCAGCTTCTCGTACTCGGTCTCGTAGGCCATGGCTGCGTTCAGGTCGCCGGCCCAGTTGGGCCGCGGGCGCATCGCGTCGGCCTTGACGCCCTCCATCAGGCACGCCGGCCGCACGAAGGGCTTTAGCGAGACGGTCGTCGCGTCGCTGTCCAGCTCGGCCTCTTCGTAGATGTAGTCGATCGCCCAGCTCAAGACCGTGCTGGTCGAGTCGGGGCAGTCGGGGATCGGATACAGCTCGAGCTGCAGCTGCGGCGGATCGCTGAAATTGTCCCAGGTGGCCGCCGCCCATTGCGGCGTCCCGTAGGTGGTGCGGCCGCTCGCGAGCCGATTCAGCTCCGACGGCGGCACGATATCGAGCGGCCGGTTTTTGTTGTGCAGCGGGGTCACCTGGCGGATGATCCGCGCATTGGACGGCATCAGGAAGATCGCCTGGTCGATCCGGTAGCTGGCCGCGGTGGTGTCGGGCCCTTCGTAGCCGCGGTCGAGATTGCCGACAGTCGGCGAGACGTAGGTGAACTGATAGTACTCGTTTGTGTTGCCGATCCGGATCGTGCGGCCATCCATGGCGGCCGTAAAGACCGTCGGCGTGGTTAGATCATCGCTGGTGATGACGACCGAGCCCTGCGTCGCCGCGAGCGTGCCGACGGCATAGCTAAAGGGCGCCTGGATGACAGATTCCGCCTCTTGCCGCTTCCAGCTCATCGAGTCCAGAATGCGGGTATACCGGCCCTGGATCCAGCCCTCGATCAGCTCGAGGTCGACGCCGGGCAGCTGCTTCTGCAGCTGCAGCTTAATCTGGCCGTAGGTCATGCCGCCTTGCTCCTGCGGCCGCCGCCGTCTTGACTATCCTACTATGCGCCCGGCTTAAAATGCCCAGGCACGCCGGTCTCGCTCTCTGGTTTGAAGTGCCCGGGCGTGCCGCTGGTGTCGGCCGACTTGAAGTGCTGCGGGTCGCCGTCGATGGTCGCCGGCTTGAACACGCCCGGCGGGATCGGCACGGCGACGACGCTCGCGATCGCGCTCAAGGTGTCGTCGCCCTCGGTGATGCTGGCGTCGCCGTGCTCGGTCGTGCTGGCGTCCGCGCTGACAGTGTCGTCGCCCTCGGTGATGCTGGCGTCGCCGTGCTCGGTCGTGCTGGCGTCGGCGCTGATGGTGTCGGCGTCTTCAGTGATCGAGGCGTCACCCGTCGCAATGTTGTCAGCGATCGCGCTCAAGGTATCGGCGCCCTCGGTGATCGATGCGTCGGCCAGCGCCAGCGCGCCGGCGGCCGCGGTGACGGTGTCGGCCTCTTCGGTGATCGAAGCGTCGCCCGTTTCCGTCGCACTGGCGTCGGCGCTTACCGTGTCAGCGGCCTCGGTAATCGATGCGTCGCCGGTCGCCGGCGTCGCGGGCGGCGCCAGGCTCGCCAGGACGGCGCTCATGGCCGAGACGCTGCCGCCGTATTGATGGATCAGCGTTTTCGAGCCGGCAGGATGCACGACGCCATTGCTGTCATAGATCCCGTTGGCGCTGAAGCCGGTGTCGATCGCGCGCTGGGTCGTGCCGGATCCGGCCGTCTGGGCGCCGCCGCCGTTGTAGCCCTCGCCGACCATGACGCACCAGCAGTTATCCTCGACGGTGGTGATCGAGGTCGACAGCGACGAGATCGAGCTGCCCGAATTGGTGACCGGCGTCGCGGTTCCATCGCCGCCGACGCCTGAATAATCGGCGGCATTGACCAGGGTCAGCAGGCTCGCGGTCGCCGTGACGACGACGTTATGCGAGCCGGTCGAGGGATTCAGCAGGCCGAAGAGGTAGCACCAGTTTTGCCCGAACTTCTTGCCGAGCAGGTTCATCGCCGTGCCGTTATAGCTGCAGGCCGTGACGGTGTCGGCGCCGCCCGAGCCCACGGCGACGACGGCGACGATCAGATAATTGCCGCCGACGCTGTAGGCGGCCGTGATACTACCGGCGCCATTGCCCAGCCAGGCAGCGCCGACGAAGGCGATCGCCATCGCGCCCCCCTGCTAAGCGTTGCCGCCCGTGAGCGTGAAACTGTTCTCGGTGATGGTCTGGCCGACGGCCAACACGTTGTTATCCATGGTCAGATCGCCGCCGCCGCCGGTTGCGGTGACCGACCCCTGGACGTGGCAGGTCGTGCCGGCCGAGTCCTTGATCCGGAAGTGCAGCGCCGTGCCGGCCGCAATGCCGGTGCCTGACCAGGTGCCCAGCTTGGTCTTGGTGCCGCTCGAGGCTGCATTCATCCAATCAGTGGGCAGCGTGATGTCGACCAGCTTGGTGCCGGAATCGGCCGCGGCGCAGTTGGCCGGCTGGGATCCGGTAAAGAGCTGCAGCTTGGCGTCGGTGCCCGTCGTCGACTCGACGGCATCGAGCCGGGCGTTGCGAACGGCAACGGAGTATTGCATCGCCATGGTCTTGCCCCCTTTAGGCCGCCGGCGTGATCGCCGCCAGCGTTCCGGTCGCGGTCTGCGTGAACCCCTTCCAGCTGGTCGCCGTTTCGCAGGTCAGCGTAACCGTGGTGTTCGCTGGGATCGCGCTCTTGGCGCTCGCGCCTGTGCCGCCGTTGATCGCGATCGATGCCGGCGTCGAGCTTTTCAGGTCGAAGCCGTTGGCGCCTACATATAGGCGCAGCAGCAGCCCAGGTGTAGGCGCCGGCAGGATGACTTGTTTGGTCGCGCCCGAGCTGGTCACGACCGCGAAGCTGGTGCCGTCGGGGATCGTGCCGGTCGTCGAGCCGTCGGTCGTCGCCGTGACGGCGACCGCGGTCGGCTGCAGCGAGGGCCCGCTAACGCTCTTATTCGTCAGGACCTGCGAGTCGGTCGTGCCGACGATCGTGCCCGTGGGCGCCGCCTTGCCGTCTTTGAGGATCTTCGAGTTGGCGCCGTTCCACTGCGGAATAAAGCTGTCGGTGTTTGTGCCCGGCCCGGTGACGTCGCCGGTGCCGGCGCCGGTCGGTAACGGCTTGAAGCGTCCCTGACCCATCTAACCGGGCCCTACCATTCCGGTCAGCTTCTGCACGACCAGCGTCAGGATCCGGTCGGCGTTCTGGTTGACGGCCAGGCTGCCGGTGCCGCTGCGGACCTTGATCCAGGTCGCGCCCATAAACTCGTCGATGGTGACCATGTGGCTCGCCGCGGCCTTGACGGTGACCTCGGCGCCCTGAAAATCGTAAATGTCCTGATAGGTGACTCCGTCGATCGAGCCCTGAAACGTCAGATCGGCCGCGTCCCAGCCCGTCGGCATCTGGATCGAGACGAAACGGCCGTGCCCGATGTAGCAGCCATTTGAGAGCGACTCGCCCGATGCGATCGTCGCGGGCGGGTTGGTGATGGGCGCAGACATTAGTGTAGGGGCTCCTTGGTCGCCGGCTGCTCACTGGCCGGCGGATCCGGCTGCGGCGCCGGCTGCTCGGCAGCTGCGGCCTTGTCGATCTGGCGCAGCCAGAACTCGACGTCCTGCTTGGCGCCTGAGAGCGCGTTGGTCAGGTCGCGCGTCTTGGCCAGGGTGGCGACGGCTTCCTGGCGCCGGCCCTCGGCAGCGTTGGCAAGCTCCTGCTGGGCAATCAGATCCTGCTCGAGCTGGGCGCGCCGCGCGAGTAGCTGCTCTTTGGTGACCATGGGCATCAGCTTACCACCAGGCCAGCTCGGCGCGCACTGTCGCGATCGAGGTCCGATAGTCGACGGCCGCCTGGTAGGCGTTGCGGTGTGCGAGGCTTTTTCGCAGATCGTTCACTAGAACCGTATGCGCCGCGTCGACCGCGGTGTCGGCCGCGACCAGCTCGGTATCGAGCGAGGCCTTGGTCGCCGTGATCCATGCAGCATCCACTGCCGGGCGCCTTTCTTAGACCATGCGCGCGACGCCGGCCGTATCGGCCGCGGGCGTGGGCGCGTTCATCAGCGCGATGCGGTTGCGGTCGTCGGCGTCCCACTTGACGGCCGTCAGATCGTCCGACGGGTTGGTCATGCAGTCTTCAAGGATGATGAAGCCCTGCGTGAGATCGGCCGACAGCTTGAAATTGCCGGCCTGGGCGAAGGCGTAATTCACCGACTCATTCAGGAACAGGCAGCGCTTGAAGTGCAGCCAACGGTCGATCGCCGTCGCGCCGGTCAGGCGCACCAGAGGATGGTTGGTCGCGTGGCCGATCATGGCCGCAATGGTGCAGTCGACGAACTTGTTGCGGGTCGCCGCGGTGTCGATCAGAATCTCGCAATTGGCCGCGGCCGAGCGGACGATCGTATCGAGTCCGATATAGCAGTCCTCGAAGATGTTCTCGGCGCCGCCCGAAACATTGACCGAATAGGCGCCGGCGATATCGTTGGCGGCGTTGCCGATGCCCGAGATCTGGCAGCGTCGCACAACGTTCCGCTGGCCGGTGACCTTCAGCGCGCCGATCGGCGTCGTGCCGGCGACGCCCATGAAGATCTCGAGACCCTGTAGCCGGCAGCCGTTGGCCGAAAGAGTCAGCAGCGGCGTCACGGTGTCATAGGTCGAAGCGAACGCGATGCGGGCGCGCTGGCCGAGGAAGGGATCGGCGCCGATGCCGATCAGGTGCACGCCGTCTTTGTTCCAATCGAGCGGGCCCGAGCGGTCGGTCGTCGAGCCGGCCGTATTCGATTCGGCCATCAGCGCGACAATGTCGTTCTGGTTGGCGGTTGCCAGGCTCAGGGCTTCGGTCAGGCTGGCGACGGCCTTCTGGGGCGTCGAGCCGTCCCGGCCGTCCGATCCTGTGCCCGGCCGGCAGAAGATGATCCGGCCCTGCGTGGCGGGGAACTGGCTCCCAAACGCATTCAGGACCTGCTGGGCCGCGTTGAAACGGTGGACGCTCATGCTGGTATGCTCCTTGCCGCTTGCTGCGGCGGCCGGCTTTGAAACGGGCCCGGCTTGCCCGGGGGTTTACTGGCCGGCGTTGCCGACGACGCCGATATAGTTGTTCCAGCCGTGGCTCTTCTTGTAGCGCATGCCGACGATGCCGACCTCGGTCTCGTCGTCGGTCCAGCTCTTGGTGTACGGCTTCTTGCGATCGAACCAGACCAGCCCGGTGTCCTGCGGCTCGGCGACCAGGAACCACGCATTCGGCGCGGTCAGGTACGGCCAGACGAACATATCCGGCATGCCGTCTTCGGCGCCGCCCAGCGGGTTGATCGAGCGCTGCGCGGTCTCCGGATCGTCGGGGCTCTTGGTCAAGATGTGCGCGACGAAGCGATTGGACGGATGCACGACCAGCTTCGACGGCTTGATGTGGATCAGCTCGCCCGAGGGCCGCTTCATCAGCTCGAACACCGTGAGCGCCAGCTGCAGGCTGTAGCTGTCCAGATCGGCCGCGGTCATGAGATTCGACTGCAGGCCGCCGGCCTTGTAGAGCGGGTGCGAGGCGCTGAAGAGCGGCACGCCGTCGGGCCCGAAGAAGGCCGCCGAGTTGGTGAAGCCGTTATTGAACGTGCCGACGGCATCCAGCTCGCGGGTCTCGTTGCAGCTCCAGCCGAGATCGCGGTGCATGTTCTCGATCAGTTGCCACTCGTCATCCTCGACGACGTCGATGGTCGTCGGCACGGCCAGGCCGAAGCGCTTGTGCGTGAAGGTCGACTTGAAGCCCTGCACGGGCTGGTCGTAGCGGATCTTCCCGCCGACGGGGATCGCGCCGAAACGGCCGACGCCCGAGACCTGACTGAACTGCTCAAGCGAACGGCTCGAGGGGTTCATCTGGAAGATCTGCGAGAACTTGACCGGCCGCGCGCGATAGCCGCGATCGATGACCGCGCGCAGGCCCGGCAGCATTGTCTCGCCGTAGAAGTTACCGAAATTACCCGGGACTAGCATCTGAGCATTCTCCTTAGACTGATGACTCTGCTGCCGAAAACCGTCGGCCGTTAAGTGGCCGTGACTCCCGCCGTCGCCAGGTGCTTGTTGAAGCGGATCTCCAGGCGCCCGTATGCGCCATAGGCGTTATCGGGGGAACTGAGCAGCCGCTCGATCCGCACGTCGAGCGTGCCGGTCGTGTTGATCGAGGTGCCCGAGATCTGGACCTTCGACGTGTTGCGGGTCGAATCGCCCGCGGTCGTCGTCAGGTTGGCGTTGTAGCCCATCTTGGCGGCGACGACGTTGGAAGCGCCGCTGTTGTCTTCCTGGGCTTCATAGAGCGCCTGGACGTCGTCCATGATCGTCATGAGCGCGGCGACCGAGGCGAGGCTGTAGTCCATCGCCACGCCGCGGAAGAGCGTAGTGCCCGGGGTGATGCCCGAGGCGGGCCCGTTCAGGACGCCGGCCAGCTCGGTCACGGGATCCCAGATGTAGATCGCCTGGCCGTAGCCCGATTCTTTGGTGTAGGTCTCACAGGACGGTCGACCGCCCACTGCGTTGCGCATCAGCGGCCGAAGCCCGTGCGGGTTATTGACGTTCGACATCGCGAAAACCTCCAAACGAATCAGAAATCGACGGTCAGATTGCTGTTGTTTGGGCCTACTGCGCGAGTCGTGCCGGCGGCCGCTACTCCCGGCGATCTATCGATTGGCCTTGGAAAGGCTCGGTAGGGCGATAGACCTTAGTGCTCGAAGGGAAAGTTACCACGGAACCGAAACATAATGCAAGTGGCTTGTTTTTGGTAGTGGGCCCGGCCTGCCTAGTGTCGCCGTCCGGAACGGTCACTGACCGCGGTGCGCCGGGCCCTTCGTGTGGGTGGTATGAAAATGCCTATTCGTGCCGCAGCGGCTCGGGCTGGACCGTGCGCAGCAGCTCGCTGTCGCTGGCCGCCTGGTCTTCATCCTCGAGGCCGATCGCTGCATCGCTGGCGCCTTTGCGACGCAGCAGGCCGCCGCGCTCGCGCCGATCCATGAGTCTCTCCGAAGCCTCTTCTACCTTGTCGAGCGCGCTCACTTGCTTGTCGTGATTGACGCGCGCGTAGTAGGCGTCGGACTTGCGCACCAGCTCTTCGGGCACGCTGGCCAGGAACATATTGCCGCAGGTGACCTCCTTCAGGCCGCCCTTTCCGTCGTCGACCAGCACGGGCTTGTACGTCAGCACGCCGCGGGTCAGGCCTCGCTCGCTGGTCTGCCGGCGCGACATGAACATGCCGCGGTGACCTTTGGGCGTGAACTGCTCGAGCAGCGGGCCCATCGGGTCGACGGACATCGTCAGGCCTTCGGTGTCGATCGTGAGCGCGTCCCTGAAGGCCTCGGCCTTTTTGTCGTCATCGCTCAGCTGGTCGTAGATGGTCTGAGCCGGCCGGGCTCGTTTGCTGTAGTCGACCGGCAGCGCGCGCCGCTCGGCTTCCATGGCGGCCTTGCCCTGGTCGGTGAGCGAGATCGGGAACGTGTCCCAGCACTCGGGCGGCAGCGGTTTGCCGTTCACGGTGTAGGCGCTCAGGTCCTTGCCCTGGCCGGCGCCGGGCGAGTCGGGTGTGCCGCCGTGCCGCTTCGATTCGCCGACGCCCTGCGCGATCGCCTTCTTCTCGGCCTGGTTCTTGCTCCTGTTAGTTGCGGCCATTGCGGCGCCCTCCCTTCGCATCCTTGTGGCGATCGTACTCTTCCGGTTTGACCTTGAGCCGCTTCATGACCTCGAGCGAGTCGGCCGAGTGACCGCCGCCGGCGTCGGTGTCTTCATCCTCGCGACCGCGGTCGGGATTCTGGCGCGCGATCCGCTGCCGGCGGCGCGCCTGGTCGTCGTCATCGGCCGCAGCTCCGCGGCGCGGTGCCGGCTCGTCACTGGCGCCCTTGCCGCCCTTCAGTGCGGCCTTGGCCTGGCGCGCAGCGATCAGCAGCAGCCCGCGGGAGTTTTTGAGCGACGGATCGAGGTCGACCAGCTCGCGATAAATCTCGCCGGCCTTGGCGAACAGCTCCGACTTGGGCGCCAGGCCTTTCGCTACCCGATTGGAGTCTTCCATCATTTCGGGGAACTCGGCTTCCAGCCGGCCCGTGAATACGGCCTCGTTGCGGGCCTCGGTGATGTCGGCCTGGTTGCTTTCGCGGACGTCCTCGAGGGCTTGCGCCAGCTCGTCTTTGCTGATGAAGCCGCGATCGCTCAAGGCGGCCAGGCCGCGCTTGTTCAGATCGTCGATCAGCTCTTCGGGCTTCTCGATAGGTGCGGCCGCGGGCTCGCGCCGCCTGGGCGCCGGCTCTTCATCGTCGGCCGCGCGCCTGGCCGGCGCTGCTGCTGCATTGCGCGCGCGATCGGCCCAGTAGCGAGCGTCGCGGGCGTTCTCATCGGCGACGGCTTTCAGCCGCTTGTTGTCGGCTTCCAGCTCTTCGGCCCGCTGCTCGGCCGCGGTCTTCCTGGGCGTAGCCGGCGCCGGGGTGTCATCATCGAGGGGATGCTCGGCGCCTGGATCGGCGACGCGAACGGTATCGGATCCGCCGCCGCCGCCTTCATCTTCAGGAGCCCGCAAGGGCGAGGGGATAACGTCAAACCAGCGGCGCATCTATGATCCTTCCTCATGGACGCTGCCGCCGCGGCGCCTCTTCAGATTGTTAGGTCTGCTCTGTTTTATAGCACAAACTTGGAGAGCGCCAGCACTTCGCGGAAGGGCATCCCCATCAATCGATCATGTGCCTCGCGGGCGCAGGCCAGGACTAGCCGATCGCTTTCGACACTTTTGGTATCGAGATATTTCGGCGCCCGTTCCTGGTAAATCTCGCGCATGACTTTATAGTGGGCCGTCGGCTCGAGCCCGTGATCGACCCGATAGACATCAGTCATCAGATGCGGAAACTCTTCATCCAGCGCGAGGTTGACCTCGTCCTTACTCATCAGGTCGGGGCTCATAGATTCCGCTGCTTGCCGAACGGCGTGCCGGCGAACTGGTCGCGCCGCTTCAGCACATAGATCTTGTCGCACGGCGCGCACAGCATGCCGAAGGTCCCGTCGATCCAGTGCGGGTACATTTTGACGGTCTCGGTCAGCTCGCGCTTGGCCAGCTCGAGGAAGCTGATCTGGCAGAGCGCGCACTCCTTCGGCGGGCTCCAGCCCTCGAGGACCTCGCGCTGCTTTATGTAGCAGTCCCAGCAGATCAGGCTCGCGATGCCCATGCGCACGACCTCGCTCGGCGAGACCTGCTTCGAGCAGTCCATGCAGCGCAGCGCGATGATGATGCCCGAGCTGCTCATGCCTCAGCGGCCTGGCGGTCTTCGGTTGGGGCTTCGAGGTCGCCGGCTTCTTCGGCCGTTGTGATACCGGCCGCGGTCGCTTCCTTGGCCAGCTCGTCGGCTCGCTGCTTTTCGATCCGGCGTAACGCTGCCCGGCACTCGACGCACAGGGCCAGCTTGCGGCCCGCCAAGGCCACGATCGCCAGGCCTTTGATCGCCGGGCAGGCGTCGCACTGGCCACGCTTGGGCCCGTGCCCGTGTTGTCGCGCCATCGTTCACCCCTTTCGCTTCTTCGTCGGCTTGTGCATGGTCACCAGCTGGACGTCGGCCACGATCGCCGGCTCGGTCTTCATGTCGCCCAGATTCCGCACGGGCGCATAGGCTGGGTCGATGACCATCAGCTCGAGCGCTTCGCTTTGCAGGTTGAGCTGCAGCGAGCGGATGTAGCCGGTCTCGGGCAGGTTGGCCAGGCGCTTCTGACCGCGCAGGATCGCCGGCAGGTCGTTAAATGGGACGGTGATCAAGCGGGCCCGCAGCGCGAGCCCGCCCTCAGCCGATTGCTCGGCCATGTGAGACTACTCGCCCGCGGCCCGCTGGGCAGCGTCTTCGGAGACCTTGGCGAGCGGCTCGCCGGCGGCCTCGGCAGCTTTACCCTGTGCCTCGACGTCATGCTCGACGCGCAGCGTCGGCGCCGTGCCCTCGGGCGGCTTCTTGTTGGCGTCGGCAGCGATCGCTTCGGCCTTGAACTCGAGCAGCTGCACCAGCTCTTCGCCGGTGACAGCGACGATGCCGCCGAGCGAGCAGAGCTTCAGGCGATCCTCGAGCGACAGCGCCAGCAGCTTCTCGAGATCCGGATCCGGCAGGTCGGTCTTGCCGCCGCTGATATCTTCCTGCGTGCCGTGCGCGATCGCCAGCGTCGTGCCGGCGACGACGTGAACGAAGTCCAGGGGTACGTTGCCGTGCTTGGTCTGCGCGTTGCGCAGCTCATCGAGTAATTCAGTCAGAAACATTTAGCAGCTCGCTCCTTCCGCCATGAACTGGCTACCCAGTGTTTTCGCGACGCCGCCCTTCTTGGTCGCCGCCGCGGCCTTCTTCTTCGCCGGCATGCCGGCTTTCTTGGATGGATACGCCGACGGCCCAGCGGCCGCGGCTTTCTTCATCGGGAACATCTTAGACCTCCATGAGCTGCGCGCCGATCCGCTGCGCCGTGCCCTTTTTCTTCTTCGCCTGGTCGCGGGTGTGCTTGGCTTCCATCGCCTTGCCCTTCGCCGTTTCCTTGTTGCCGTGCATGGCGCCCATGTTGTTCATCGCGCCGTAGACGTAGCGATCGGCTGCGCGGCCGCTCTTGCCGGCCTTGGCTGCGCCGGCTTCGAGTCGCTCTTCGAGAAACTTCGGCATGGCTATTGCTCCATCAGCTGGCCGCCGATGACGTCGGCGGTCCCGGGCTTTTTCTTCTTCTTGACCGGCGCCGCGGGCGCAGCAGCTGCCGGCGGCTTGGCGAGCTGGCGCGCGGCCTGCTTGTTGGCCAGGTCTCCGATGTCGATGCCCGAGGGCGTCGCCGGCGGCGCAGGAGCTGCAGGAGCTGGCGCGCCGGCGGCCGCGGATCGAAGCGGCGCTGCAGCGGGGAAAAGCAGGTCTTTGAGACTTTGGAAGCCGGCCATGGTTTAACCCTCGTCGTCGTCTGCCGCCGCTGGCGCCTTCATACCTTCGCGCATCAGAATATCAGGAATCGAGCCGACCGCGCGCAGGGCCTCGAGATAGCCGCGGATCAGGGCCGTGTTGGTCTCGCCCTGGTCTTGTTCCAGCTCGAGCAGCTTCACCTGGCGCATGTGCTGGATCCTGGCGGCGATCAGCTTCCAGCCGCGGGTCTGCAGGGTCTCGCGGATCTGCTCGGCGTCGACGCGATCGAGCACCAGGCGCTTCTGTTTACTCTTTCGGGGGGTCGGCATTCCGTGTTCATCGGCCGCCAAAGTGGAAGCCGGCGACCGCGGCCCATACGCCGAAGAACTGCAGCACGGCGACGACGGCGCAGACAATGATTACGAAGACGATGATCTGCTTGATCGTCGCATTCTCAAACGGCGCCCGGTCGATCAGCCAGGCCGCGGCGCCCAGGCCGAGCAGGATCAAGATCAGCGTGAGTAGGGTCATGCCCAGAGTCTACGTGATCTGTGCGCTGGGTGCAGGCGCGGCCAGCGCCGGCTGCTCGGGCGCCGGATTGACGGGCGGCCCGCCGAAACCACCAGCAGCCCCGGGCCCGGCCGGCTGCGCGCCGCCGGATCCATCGGGCGCCAGCTGCGGCGCGGCGCCGCCGTTCTGCTGCTGGGCGGCCTGCATGGCAGCGATCGCCTTCTGCGCCAGCTGCTGCAGCAGCATCTTCTGCCGCTTCTGCCGCTCATGCTCGATGATGTGCGCCTTGGCCAGGTGCTGCAGCTGCAGGTCCTGCCGCTCGTCGGGCTCGTTGATCTCATCCTCGAGCCGGCGCCGGTGATCGATCAGGTGCTGGTCGTCGTCGTCGATCGGCGAGACGTGCACGACCTCGCCCTTGAGCATCAGCGCCCATTCTTCCTTTGGCATCTTCGGGCGCTCGGGGTGCGGCGGCTCGGGGATAACGTCCTGGAAGCCGTCCTCGCCGAAGGCCTGCCAGATCCGATTGAGCAGGGTCCAGAGGGCCTTCGGATCCTGCTGCACGATCGGATTCTGGATCGAAAGACCGTAGAGCTGCATCAGCATCTGCTTCTTGGCCTCGCGGGCCCAGACCGACGTCGCGAAGCGAATATCGAACGCGAAGGGATGCTCGCGCTCTTCGGCCGTCATCGTGCCGAAGCCGTTCGAGACGTCGTAGCCGACGGCGTCCTCTTCGGTCACTCGGAAGAAGACCTTCTTGTCGCCATACTCGCGATCGAGCAGCCACACCAGCGAAGCGAACTTCGAGAAATCCTCGCGCAGCATCATCATGTCCAGGCCCGAGCGCGTGTTGCCTTCCTGCAGCAGCATCGCCTGGCCGGCCGCGGTCTGCGGCGCATTCGGGCGATCGCTGGCGCGGCCGAGCGATTGATCGTTGACGCCGGTCACCAGCTCGGCGATCGCCTTCAAGGCCTGATTCATGGCCTGGCAGTACTCGAGATTCGCGTTGAACGTGACGACCTTCACGCTGGTCGGGTCCATAGTGGGGATCGCTACGCCGGCGTCGTACTTGAAGGTCTCCGGATCGAACTCGCCGTTAGGCTTGTAGAAAATGACCGGGCCCGTCGACAGCTGGCCGGCCTTGCGGAACAGAGCATGATTGATGGATAGCTCGTTCTGAAGGTCCTCGAGCAGCTCGCCGATGCCCGGCGCCCAGTAGCTGCCGTCTTTCACCGTGGCCAGGTCGACGAAGGGATGCCGCTTGCGCATGCGCGGATAGACGTCGCGCAGATCCTGGATCCCGATTATCAGGTTGACCTTGGGCAGCACGGTGACCAGCAGCTCGGACTGCTTTACCTCGCGGTACTTCAGATTATTCGGGGTCGCATCGCGATCGCTCTTGGGCAGCCGCCATTTTCCATACCAGCGCCAGACCTCGAGCGAGTCGCGCCGGCCGAGCGTGTTGACTTTGTCGACGCCCTCGGCTTCGTCCGAGTCGATCTTCTCATCGTCCCACCAGAAATCTCGTTCCTGGCGCTGCTGCGCGCTGCTCGAGATCGCTGTCCAGCGATCCTGAATGCCGAAGTACTTGCCCTTTTCCTCGCCGTCGAGCAGCTCCTGCGGGGTGATGCGATCGCGCCGGATCTTCCAGTCGAAATCGTCGATCGAGTCGACATCCATGGCCGGCAGAATAAGCTGCGACGGCCAGAGCGCGCGCAGCTTCGGGCCGTCGTAGGCCCGCACCTCGCGATCGTCGCCGGTCTTTTCGTCGCGCTCGAAGTAGTACTCCTGCTCATAGATGCACTCGCCGAACGCACGCCCGAACAGGATCCCGCGGAAGACCCAGGTCGACAGCGGGATCGCTGCCTGCATGTACTCGAAGATGCGCCAGGTCATGTATGTGCCGACCTTGCGCGCGTCGGCCTTCGACGTCGGCGCCGTGGCGCGCGCGACGATCTCAGCATCATCGCCGAGCAGCGCCTGCATGAACTTTGCCCACTGGCCGAAGACGGTCCACTTGATGAGCGGCACCTGCAGATCCTGGCCGGCGTTGCGATCGCCGTGCGTCTGATTCAGGCCTCGCCACATGCGCCAGTAGCGGCGAAAGCGGTTGATCCGGCTGTCGTGATCGGCGCGGGCGGCAATGAAGTTTTCCCAGATGTGCTGATAGAGGCGCTGTTGCTCGCGCGGCGTCGCGCGAATCTGCTTATAGACGATGTGCGCCGCGGCCTTCTCGGGCGGATCCTCGCGATCGGCCGGCTCATGCGTCAGGGCCTCGGGCAGCGGGCCCGGCTCCATCTCCTGCGGGTTATCTTGGAACGGCGGGCGCGGCGTCATGATGAGGGGCCTCACTTGCCGCCGCCGCGGCCTTATCTGCTTCCTTGAACGGATTGCGATCGGCTGCCAGCTTCAGCAAGTCGGCCAGCTCGGCCAATGGCCGCGGAGGATCCCCGAAGGTGTCCTGCACGCCGGTCTCGAGCAGCTGGCGCGCTGCGCGCTCGAGATATTCCCAGTTAATGACCAGGTGAACCGGCTCGACCGCCATCGCTCCGAGGGCCTCGACCAGGTCAGTCGAGCGGATGTAGATGCCGCGATGCCGCACGCGGATACATTTCGCCCAGCGCGCGGGCTGCTCAATGATCGGTGTCACCAGCTCGGCCGTGTCAGTGATCGGTGTCGTCTTCATCTCGCGATCGCTTCACCCCGTACTTTACCACTGCGCGGCCTACGTTTTCGTTCCCTGGTTTGCCGATCCGTTTGGGGATCGCACGGCGGCCTATCTCCGCGAAACATAAGGCGAGTACACAATCATCGTGCGCGCCGTCCTGGTGCTCCTTCTTTCCGTTGGGTTTGATGACGAAACGGATCAGCTCATTGATGGCGACCGGCGAGACTACCGTGATCGCCTGCGTGCGGATGGCATCTTCGCCGGCGCCGATCAGCCAGCTGCGCGTTAGCGGCGTGGTCTCGAAGCCGATCTCTTCGATCGTCGCCGGCCGCTTGTCGGTCGGATCCCTCTGCCGCTGATAGATCGACGCCATCGGGTAGCGTGTGCGCACCAGCGAGTCGATGAAGCCGGCATCGTTGGCCTCGGGCACCAGGAACGCATAGTTATACCACTGGCCGACGAGGGCGAAATACTCCGCGAAGGCGACGGGCCGGATCCGCGCGCGCAGCATCGCGACCTGCTCGCCGGTGTCGGCGTCGATGAAGAAGCCGACGCTATAGTCGGGGTCTTCGCCCTTCTTGCGCACTGATACGTCGATGCCCTTTGAGGGATCGCCGCCGCCCACATAGCGCCGGCCGTCGATCGGCCGCTTCCAGATCGTGAGGGCGCCGCGGTCGTTCGGCTTGAACACCAGGCGCTTGATCGGGCCTTCGTCGTCGAGCTGCTCAAGCTCGCCCGCCTGGCCGCCGACCGAGGGCATGCGCATGATCGCCTTGTGATCGAAGACCGGGCGGCCGCTGGCCAGAAAGGCCTCTTCCGGCGTCGTCGGATACTCCTGATGGAAGGCCTCGACCGAGTTGCCGAGATCGGTCGCGATCTTCCAGCGGCGCCAGTAGAGCTGCTCGAGGGTGGCGCCGTGGGTCTCATGCAGCGCGCGCTCTTCCTTGTCCAGGCTCTGCGAAAACTTGACCATGGCCTGCACGTTGTCAAAGTGGCGAACGAAGAGCGGATGCTCGAGCCAGCCGAAGAAAACGAACTCATAGCCGCCTTCGTTGCTGGGATCCTGCGCGCGCTGGCAGTATTCGTAGAACTCGCCGCCGATGCCGTTGGCCGTCGACTGGATGATGACGGAGGTCTCGGGCAGGAACGGCACCATGTTCAGCACGCCGAGCAGCGTCAGGGCCGCATCGCGCCAGAAGGCGACCTCGTCGCATAGGGTCGAATGCCGGCCGCCGCCGCGGATCTCGCCGGCCTCGGCAGATAGCACCTCGATGCTCGAGCCGTTCGCCCAGGCAATTTCTTGCTGGCTGTCTTTGATGAGCGGCTTCAGCTTGATGCCGGCGCCGTGCCGGCGGAAGGCCTTATACCTACGCTGGAACTGCAGCAGGTAGTCGAAGGCCTCTTTGCCCGCCGGCTTGTAGGTGTCGGCGATGATCAGCCCCTTCCGGCCCGGGTAGAAAGGTACTTCGTGGAACATCTCGGCGCAGCTGCCCGTCGTGAAGCCCGAGCGGCGCGTCTTCAGCACGACCAGGCGCACGGGCCGATGCTTGGCGCGCTGCCGCTCGATGGCGGCGTGCAGCTTGATCTGGCTGGGCTCGAGGATGAGCGGCACGACGCTGCCGCCGCGGTTGCGGATTGAGAGCGACTCGGCGCAGAAGGTCGCATGGTCGTCGAAGGCGAGCGCGAGGTCCTGGCGTTCGGCCAGGGTGAGATCTGCCAGCTCCATCAGGCGCCCTTCCGGATCGTGCGCATGCTGAAGAGCAGCTCTTCAAGTGTGAAGTCGCCGTCGGAGCTGCCGACGTCGCCCACGCGATGCAGCGGCGGATCGCCGGCCGTGATGGCGCGCAGCAGGAAGTTGCGGCCGTCGCGCCGCATCGCGAAGTCTTTCGAGCGCACGTCTGAGCCCAGTCCCTTCATCATGTCGGCCCACAATTTGCCGAAGGCCTGGTCGTTTTTCTCTTTCAGGCGCAGGATCAGCGTGGTAGTGCGCACGTCGCCGGCGACTTTCTTTACCGTGTCCGGATGCAGCTCGAGCGCCTTCGCGATCGCCTTGGTGGGCTTGCCGGCCACTTTGGCCGCGGCGATCGCCTGGCGCTGGCGATCGCTGATTTTGCTCTTCCCTTTTGCCGGCATTCCGTTCGGGGGTCGTTTGGGGGTCGTTTCGATAATAACCCCTTTGGGGTCAACGAAGCGAAAAAAGCCGCCGGCCCGTGAAGACCGGCGGCTGGAGTGACGGAGGATACAGCCTGTTAGAGACTGGGCTTCACGCGCGCCGTTACGGCCTTGACGTTCCCGGGCGAAGCGGGCGGCGCTTCAGTGCCAGGATTCATCTGGTGGACGGCGTCAACTGTCTGCGCGATCGTCGCGTCGATGACCGGGCCCAGCGGCTGCTTGGCTTTAATGCGGCCGTAGATGGTGAGCGCGCCGAGCCCGATGGTGATGGCAGCGCCCGCGGGCGTGCCGGCCGGGATGAATTGCAGGATCTGCGGCGCATAGGGCGCGGCGATCTGGCCGACGCCGAGCGCGGCCGTGCCGATGCCGGCCCAGACCGTCTTAGACTTCAGCGCCTTGCCGAGCGAAGAAAAGAAGCTCATGCGGCGCAGGATATCACTATTCCACTTTGAACGGGGTCGCCGCCATGGCGTTTACTTTGCCGATGATGGCCTCGCGTGTGCTGCGCAGGACCTCGATCGCGATGTCGGCCCGGGCCTTAATGCGCGAGGGCTGCGCCAGATCGCGCAGCATGTTCAGCGTCGTCGTATATCGCGAAGCTCTTGCAGCACTTCCTGGCGCAGGCGATCCAGGGCTTCGGGGATCTGATTCAGCTCGGCTACGTGCGTTAGGAACTCGCGCTGATACGAAGAGTTTGCCGTGCGTTCCGCCTGCCAGGCCCGCCATACGAACACCAGGCCCACCGTCAGCAATAGGGTCACCCCGCCATGTGTTAGTTCCTCGATCAGAGGTAAGTCGATCGCTGCGAGCATCGAGCATTGACTCCTGCGGCCCTTTCACATCGGCTGGACTTGTAAACGGCTTTCGGTTGAGCATAACATCTTCCTGCCGTGCACGTTTCTGGCCGGCTCGATTTGATTGGAGCGTCACGGTTTGGGCGGCAGCGCGGCCTGCAGACTCGGGAAAAGATACCGCAGATCTGTGCCGCCCTCATGCAGATACATCTCGCCGATGATCCGGAGCTTGATCGCCGCGGTTTGCTGCAGCCAGAGCCAGGTCGGCATCGCCATGTATACCCACCGATTCGATCCGTAATGCGTATAGAAGCCGCACTTGTCGATGACGCGGATCGTCGTTTTGATCGGATCGAGCAGCAGCCTGGCAGTGTAGTAGGTGATCGGCCCGTGCGGGCCCGGCACGGTGAACGGATCGCCCTGCTCGAAGTCGACGCCCTGCACCAGGCCGGCGAGCTTCGCTACGTCGGTGGTGAACGCCGTCGGATTGCGGTGCTTGTCGGTGCGCACGGGCTATTTCTTCTTGGGCGGCGCGGCCGGCTTCTTCTTGGCGGCGGCCAGGGCAGCGAGCGCGGCCCGGCGCGTCGTGTTGAACCATTGCACGAAGGTCAGCTGCGGCGTCTGCGGCAGCGGCAGCTCGAGCAGCTTGTTATAGAACTTCGTGTATTCGGCATCGAAGTCGCCGGCGAGCTTCTTGACCGCGGCCTCGGACTCGATCCAGGGCGCGTTGCCGACGCCGGGCGCGACCTTGATCTCGTTCTGGACTTCGGCGCGCAGCGCGGCCGGCGAGATCGGGATCGTCGAGCCCATGTTGACGGCGCCGATGTACTGGCGGCGATACATTTCGATCGTGTCTGCGAAGCGCATGTCCATGGTCGGCAGTGTATCACGGGCGCCGCTGTACCGGATGTTTTCCACTCATCCACGGCGCCCGTGCGCGTCCCTTTTTTGGTTGAGGTCTTCTTTTCCCCTTTCGTATTGGATTTTCGCCCGGGCCGGGCCGCTTGCGCGACACACACCGCGGTTTAGACGGCGTGACAGCCGGCCCGAGCCTTTCCTCGGCGGAGGAAAGCCCCTGGAGGGGTGAGGCGATTATAAAACAGAATTGCGCGATCGCGTTTTTGGCGCTAAAGTATCTCCATCCCTGGAAGGAGATCCTGAAATGCCTTTTCCGCCGAACGCGACCGGCAGCCGCGACCGGGTCCGCTTGCGCCGCCCGTTGCTCAATTCGATCGCCGTGCATGGCACGGTCTTGACGTTTAACCCTGACACTGGCGACTTTACCGCGCTGATGGATTATCAGCCGGCCGGCGCCACTCCCTGCAGCTACACGCGGCACGATGACAAGTATGTCGACCAGGCCGGCCTCGACTGGCAGCTGGTGAGCTGAGCCTCGGAGTGATTCGCCATGAAAGACATCACGCCCGAAAACCAGCACGGCCAGCGTCGCGTCGTCGATCCGGCGCATCGGCAGCTGCACGTCGAGCCGATCTCGGCGCCGCTCTACGTCGTCTGCGCACACTTTAACCCGCTGCGCTTCCGCTCGCGCGATCGGCTTTACACGCAGTTTGCCAAGCACTGCGCCGACGCCGGCGCCATCCTCTACACGATCGAGCTGGCGCTGCGCGATCGCCATCACCAGGCGACGCACTTCGCCGATCCGCATGCGATCCAGCTCCGCGGTCATTCCGAAATCTGGTACAAGGAAAACCTGCAGAATATCGCCGTGCAGCACCTGCCGGCCGATGCCGAGTATGTCGCCTTCGTCGACGGCGACTTCCACTTCACGCGCGCCGACTGGGCGACCGAGACCGTCCACATGCTGCAGCACTATGAAGCCGTGCAGATGTATAGCTGCCTGACGTATGAAGGCCACGATCATCGGACGCACTCGACGATGGACAGCTTCGCCTTCACGCACTGCAACCAGGGCACGATCCCGAAGCACTACGGGCACCAGGGCGCCGTCGGCGGCGCCTGGGCGTTCCGGCGTAGCGCGCTGCGCCAGCTGGGCGGCCTGCTCGATATCTGCATCCTCGGGTCCGGTGATTGGCACATGGCCTTCGCGATGGCCGGCCGGGAAGACTACCATCCCGAGATGACGACGCTGCGCGGCTGTCCGGAATATGTGAAGGCGATCCGGCGCTGGCAGGAGAATGCCCAGGTGCTCAAGGGGAACATCGGCTACGTCGACGCGCATGCGATCCACCACTGGCACGGGCCCATGAGCAAGCGCGGCTATACCACCCGGCCCGAGATTCTCGCCAGGCACCAGTACGATCCGTTGACCGATCTGGTCTATGACGAAAATGGCGTCCTGCAGCTGCGCGGCAACAAGCCGGGCTTCCGCGACGACATTCGGGCGTACTTCCGCTCGCGCAACGAAGACTCGATCGACAGGTGACCGCGCTCGGGCTCCAGCTGCTGCTGATCGCGCTCACGGCGCTCGCGCTGTGGCTGGCCTTCGGCGATGACGACGACGATCTGCCCGGGTGAGCTACACTGGCGGGCATGAAACAATTACGGCGCCTTGATCTCGGCTGGTGGTTGATCCTCGCCGGCCTTCTCATCCTGCTGGCCTCGCACCTGTTGAAGGGCCAGACGGCGACCGGCGCGATCGCCGATGAAGAAGAGCTGAAGGGCCTGCTGAACGGCGCTAACGATACGTTCACGATCGTCCGCGCGCCGATCCCCTGGATCTCGCTCAAGGTCTACCGGAACGGGATCCGGATGCGGCGCTGCCGCGATGGCGTGCCGGGCATCTGTGATTACACGCTGGTCGCGCCCTATAACAAGCTGGTCTTCATCCCGGGGCAGCTTCCGCAGGCCGGCGATCTGTTGATCGCCGACTATCGATACTGAGCCGGCGCCGGGGGTCGGAGGAACCCCAGGCGATCCTCGCAAAAGACCGAGACCTGGTTGGAAGCCCGGCGCCGCTGGGACTGGTATATCATAGCCGGCAGATGAAAAGGCGCCTGCTCTTCTGGATCCTGGCCTTGACGCTGGCCTGGTGCGGCCGCGACGGCGCCCGGCTGCACGGCCAGACCAGGCCGCGGCCCGAGCAGATCCGCAACATCGAGCAGGTCCGGATCAGCTGCGGCGCCTGCGATCCTCGGCCGGCGACGCTAGTCGGCTCGATCCAGCTCCAGAGCGGCCGCTCGATCCAGACGCCGGCCGATGGCGACAAGCCGACGGTCTGCGTCGTCGTCTTCACGCGCGTCGCGGTCACTCCGGAGACCTGGCCGCCGCATAACATCCAGCGGAACAGCTGCTACACGCAGCCGGGCCTCATCCAGCTGCTCGCCGATCCGGCCTGGTTGACCTGGTGGCTGGCGCATGGCGGCGCGCCGATCGTGCCGATGGTCGGGCCCGGCGCCCAGGCCGTCATCGACCAGCTGACCCACCCGCGGCCGCTGCCGCGGCCGTAGCGCTACGGCGCGGCCTGAGCGATTTGGCGACCGGGAGCTTCTGGACCTCGGCCAGCAGGCCGGCGGGCTCCAGGCCGGCCGTTTCCCTGGCCTTGGCGACCATCCTGGCGGCCTGACGCCAGCCCAGCAGCAGTTTCGGGCCGCCGACGGCGTACTGGACGCGCAGCTGCTCGCCTTGGGCATGGATGGCCGCGAAATGGCCGTCCTTGCGCAGCTGGATCAGGCCCTGCAGGATCTCGATCTTCTGCTCGTCGCTGAAACGGTGGAGCTGTCGCATTAGTTGCTACGCCTATGATTCCAACTACTTAGATAACTAGTCATATAGGAACGGTGGAAAACTCGGCCGATTCTGCATCAAACGGCTGCAGATTGTGCGACCTACGCAGTGCAAAAGTCTGCGGAAAACTTGAGGATCGAGCTGTGGACGGCCGAGGAAAACCAGACCGGCCTCGATTCCATCCACTAGAGCGCACAGGATTTAGACAGGTTATCCGCAGATTTTTCCTCAAGTGTTCCACATGGAACAAAAGGCGGCAACGCGAACCCGGTCAGACGCCGGTATAGCCTTCGCGCCGGCCCGGGACCGACTCGCTGGCGATCGGCGGGTCGGCGCGCTCCATCTCGATGCCGGTGATCGTGCCCTGGATGAAACAGCTCGTCAGGGCAGAGGCCAGCGACATCTGGCCGTTGGCGACCATGGCCATAACCGCGGCGATGTAGTTGGCCGCCAGCTCAGACGTCTGGATATCGGCAGCCAGGGGCACCCAGCGGCCGGCCTCGGCCTCGATCTCGCTGAACAACTTCCTACTGATGGCATCGTCGTCTTCGCCGGCGCCGCGGTTGATGGTGCGCGCGAACGTGGCCAGGCAGGCTTCATCGAAAGTTTTCATGGTTCCTCGATCCTGGGCTTCCGAGCCCGGGTAAACTGCTCGGCCTCGGGGCAGTCTATGAAGTGATTCAGGCCGGCCACGGTGTAGGGCGCCTTCTTGCCGTTGACATGGGTCACCATGTAGAGCTGCGCGCCGCAGGCCTTGCAGGGTCGGATCTCGAAGGCCAGCTGCTTGAGCAGCCGCTCCATCGCGTCGCGCTGGGCCTGGATGCAGGCATCGAGCGGATCGCCGTCCACGCCGTGGACCAGTTTGCAGTTGGCGCACGTTTCAGCTGGCATTGGTTTTACGCGGGAACTGCGCGTCATCTTCCTGCAGCAGCCAGAGGACCTCGCACATCCGGATGGCAGCGCCGCGGACGATCCGCAAATTGGCCCGATAGTGCTCGCGATCGAAGACGGCCAGCTGCTCGAGGGCCCGTTGTGTCGCCGCGGCCAGGGCATCGAGACAGGCCTGGGGGTCGCCCGCGGCGTGTTCCAGCTGGCAGCGCGCGCACGTTTCAGCTGGCATTGGTTTTACGCTCAGCAGCAGCATGATCTCTTCCGGCCGTAGGACAACAAAGGCGCCGCTCGCATCGGTGAAGCCCCAGCCGCCGCCCGATCGCTCGACCGTGACGACGCCGGCAGCTCTCAGCGCGTCGATTATTTTCTCTCGCATGGGTTCCTCCTTCAAAGAATCCGGCCGGCCCGGTGGACGCCCGAGCCGGCGAGACACTCTACAGGCCGATATCCATCTGCGGGCACTCGAAGAAGCGCGCGAAGAACGCATACCAGTCGATGATCCAGGTCATGGGGTGGACCTCCTTTCTGGGCCGGCCAGCGGCTGGAATACCTCGCGCCGGCGGCACAGTCCCGATTCGAGATAATGCCGGGCGGCGCCGGCGAGCGTGGCGGCGTGATCGATGCCGGCGATCCAGACCAGGAAGCCCTTGCGCTTCTCGGCCTCGGTCCAGAGGACCTGGTCGGGCGAAAGATATTCGCGTCGCTTGCGCCGGCGGGTGCTTGCTTTGAACTCCCACCAGAGGACCTCGCACAATACCAGGGGCTCGACTAGCGATTTGCCGGGTTCGTCCCATAATCGTACAAACAGGTGATCGCACATACCCGGCTCGCCCAGCGTCAGCTTCTTGACCTGGTCGAAGCTGTATTGCATCTTGAACGCGCGCCAGCCGTCGCGCACCATGGCGTCGACGATCGTGGTCTCGATGTCGGCTTCGTACTCGAGGGCCGCGGCCACCAGGCCGGCCGGAACGTGCATAACCCTCGGCTTGATGATGCGCCCGTCACGCAGCGCCTTTTTGAGCTGGGCGGCCGTTAATGTGATGCCCTTGCTCATGATGCCAGCGCATTGAGCAGGCGCCGCGGGCCGGCGCGCCGGGTAACCACTTCGCCAGAGACGCGCATCTTGGCGAGCGCGTCCTTGATCGTCTGCGCGCTGGCGCCCGAGCCTGCCTGCATCGCGTCGAGGATCTCGGTCGTCGACAGCGTGCCGGCCTCTTGCAGCAGAGCGCGGATCGTCGGCCGGATGCCGCCCTCGACGGGCACAGCGCTCGAGCGCTTGCGGCCGTTACCGGCGGGCGGCGGCTCCGCGGAGATTGCCGCGGCCTGGCGGTCCATCTCTTCGGCGACCGTCGCCGGCGCCATGACGACGCCCACGACGCCCGCGGGCGGGAAGTGCGTCGCGTCGTCTTCCTGCAGCAGCCTGATGCAGCGCTCGCCCATGCGCACGGCGGCGCCGCGGACGATCCGCAAATTGGCCCGATAGTGCTCGCGATCGAAGGGCAGCTGGCGCAGTAGATCTTCCATGGTCTCGACGTCGTGCAGCATCTCGCCCAGCAGCTCGATATCGTGCTCGGGCTCCCGGTACAGCTCGGCCGGCGCCGGCGGCGCGTCTTCCGGCCGGCGGCGTGCGCGCGTGGTGATCGATCGCTTGGGCATGGGTTACTTCTTCACCCGGCGGATCGGCGTCGTCTTCGTGTTGGCGCGATGCTCTTCGAGCGCGGCGCCGGTTAGCGGGAGCTTCTCCTGGCCGTCGTCGTCGTCGTCATCCTTGCCGTGCTTGGCCTTCTTCTGCAGCTCGCCATAGTTGATCTTGAGCCGGGCCTTGCAGTCGCCGAGGATCCGGCCCCAATTGCCGAGCTTGGTCTCGAGACCGTCGTCGGCCGATTCGACGCGGAAGCGAAGCACGGGCGGCTTTTCTTTCTTGGTCGTCTGCTCGGGCAGGAAGACCTCGAAGTTACCGACGCGCTGCACACGCATGGTGATCTCATGCTGCTGCAGCTCCGGATCGACCGGCGTCATGGTGACCTGGCAGCCGACTAGGGCGCCGCGCAGCCGCGGCGTTCCCTTGACGGTCTCGACGTCGATCTCTTTCCAGCCCATCGCGACGCGGATCGGCTCGAGCCAGGCGCCCTCGAAGTAGCTGCGGATCGACGGGCCGCCGGGCCCGCGTTTGGGCTTGCCGACGAACTCGAAGCGGGTCTGGTGGACGCCGGTAAACTCGATCTGATTCTTAGCCATGGTTCCTCATGCTCCCTGTTTGATGATTCCAGCCGCGACGGCGCGCTGGTAGGCGTTCCGAAACTTTTGTACGGCGGCCGGCGTCACACGGCCCTTGACTTCGACGACGATCGTGCCGGCGGCGTCGCGTCCGACGATGCGCTCGGAGCTGGCAACGGACCCAGAGCTGCGCAGCTCGGCGCCGAAGCCGAGTACTTCGATCTTGGCCAGGCCGCGGCAGTAGCGGCGCAGCTCGGCCAGCGTCTGATCGTAGGGCTGCTTCATTGGTTGCGACTCTCCCCTACCCGGCGCTGGTGTTGTATCGTTTCCCAGGCTGTATTGAGATCCTGCACCAGGTTCTCCATGCTGGCGGGGTGCTGCCCTAGCACCCATTCAAGCCCCAACATCAAGCCGATCATCTCAGGGGGCGGCTTGAAACCGCGGCGCCCGGAATGGTCGCACACTTCCTTCGCGCGAGCGAGCAGCTGGCGGATGTTGGCTTCAGTTTGCACGATGCCGCCTTTCCCCCTTGCCGACGCGCCGGATCGCTTCGGCGGCCTTGTGCGTGGCGACGCGCAGCTCGATGACGGGCGCCGTCTGGTCGCCGATCGCCCAGCGCAGGACCATCAGCTCGGCCGTGACGGTGTCGGGCGGCCGGTTGCCGACGTCGAGCTGCGACTGCACGATGACCTCGAGATCGTCGATTAGACTCCGGATCTCCAGCTCGGTCTTCATAGGGCGCCCTCTTCGCGATCGCCGTCCGGATCCACGCGCTGGCCGACTTCGATGCGCACGCCGGAATCGACGCCCATGGCGACCGGCTTAACGGTGATGATGGTCTTCCGCGGGAACTGCTCGGCCACGATCGCGCGCGCCTTGGCGTAGTAGTACTTTGCCTTCCAGAACTCCAACTGGTCGTTACTCTCCTTGAGCATTTTGGCGCACTCGGCAGCCATGGCCTCGGCCGCCCTGTTGAAGCCGCGCTCGGTGAGGATCCGCAGCCCGAAGATCTTCACGGCCACACCTGATCGAGGAACGCCAAGGCGAGCTTCCACCAGCGCGGCCGCGGCGCGGGGACTTCCTCGGCGTGTTTGAGCAGCTGGGCCCAGAGCAGCTTATTGTTGCGGGAATCGCAGAAGACGACGCGGCTCTTCATTGCGCGGCCGCCTTCTGGCCAGTCGCCGGCGGCGACTTCCTGGCCTTCTTCTGGCGCTCCATCGCCGCCGCCCGCTGCTGTTTGAATGTCTTGCGCAGCGCGCTGCCGACGTCCCGGTCGAGTTTCTTGCGGTCGAGTTTATAGGGGTACTCGAAGTCCTTGCGCTGTTCCGGCCGGTGCGCCATGCCCAGCGCCAGGATCCCCACGATCAGCCGCGCGATGGTCTTATCCGTCGCGGCGATCAGGTGCGCGGCGATCGCCTTCTCGAGCGGATTGTCGCGCCAGGTGCGCCTCTGCTCGGCGGCCTCGGTAATCTCGAAGCCGACGGCGCCCGCCAACCATTTCAGATCGTCGTCGCCGCAACCGTCGAGCAGCTCGATTGCGATCGCGCGCATCTCATGCCGGCCGAGGGCCTTGACCTTGGTCATGATCTGCGACGCGACGCGCCGATCGACGGCCTCTTCAATCTGGCCGGTGAGCTGCCGCTCTTTGTCGCGCCAGACGTCGGCCGCGGTGCGCGGCGTCGAGCGGTAGCCGTGATGCTTGCAGCCGCGGGTCGTGCAGATCTGCAACTTCTGGCCGACGTCGTCGCCGGCGACGATGATCGCCGATAACGGCTTGGCGCATTTACTCTTGATCGCGGGCTCGTACTGGCCAGGCAGCAGGACACTTTTCGGGTGCTTCTTGTTGCGTTCGCCATAGCCGGCGGCGACCTTGACCAGGTCGATGCCCTTTTCGCCGGCCTTGGCGATCCGCAGCTGCACCAGGGCGCCCTGCTTGGCTGCGAAACACTTGCGATCGAGACAGCGGTCGTCTTTGCCGGTGTCGTCGAATAACGCCAGATTGGCGCCGGTGCGCTTCTGGCAGGCCGTGCACGATCCGGC